GAAGACGGAAGGTATTTGGTGACGTTTAAGTATGGAATAAAAGTTTGCATGGTAGGATATGGCTCTTGCAAAAGAACTGTACTAGGATGCCCAATTGGACATGGCTGGTATAGCTTGGAAGAAGCGCAATATTATGCGGAGGATAGTATTATTGCATGGATGCAGCTTCCAGAACCATATAAGGAGGACTAAATGCGCTTAATTGATGCAGACGAATTAATTAAATACATCAAAATTTTGGAAATTGGCACAAGTATTAGTTCTGACCAGAAGGAGTTTATTGATTGCATTAACAAGCAGCCGACAGTCTTTGACGTAGATAATGTTGCAGAGCAATTAGAGAATTATTTATTTGAAAAATATTGCATAGAAGGAGATGCAACAATTGATGAAATCGTGAAAGGCGGTGGAGTTGAATGAGAGAAATTCTTTTCAGGGCAAAGCGGATTGATAATGGAGAATGGGTTGAGGGATATTATCAGAAAAGATATGACCTTTTAGACAACGAAGAACATTTAATCTTCCACGCTGATAGTTATAACGTTTGGGAATATGCGGAAATCATTCCCGAAACCCTCTGTCAGTTCACAGGGCTTACCGATAAGAACGGCAATGAGATTTGGGAAAATGACATTCTAAAATTTGAAGATGAAATTTGGATGTTTTCTCATACAAGTTGTGGCACAGAATATGATTCTGCCAAAATAGAAAATTATGGACTTATTGGTTATGACGAAAACTCTGCTAGGTATGATTTTGTTAAGTATAAATTTAACGAAAATTCAGTAGAAGCAGATTTACATGAAAACCATGATATTGAATTTTCAGAATTTGCAAAAGAGAACGAAAGAATTGGAAACATTTTTGACAATCCAGAATTATTGCAGGAGGAAAAACATGAGTAAATTACGCGCAAAAACATTGAAATCTCAGCTTACCAAGCAATACAACCTTCGGCCCGGAAAACGATTTAATTACAAAGATGAAGGGACAGACAGACTTTATGAGGTACAGAAACTTTATCCGAATTGCATCCTCTTGAAAGATGTTTTCGATGGAACCAAGTTTTGCCCTGGCTACAATAAGCTGTTTTTGATGTTGGGAGAGATTGAGTGATGAAAATTCATGGGAAGTATACCATTGATGAAGAAAAAAATGTGGTATGCACTTGTGGAGAGAAAAATGCGTTTCGGATGGTCGCACATTTTGATTTTCCTGATAAAGCCTTAACCAACTATAAGTGCATGAATTGTGGAAACGTTATTGAAACTGTAGTAGAAAGGGAGGAAACTTGGGATGACTATGCTTAGAAGAGGAAAAGATATTTCAACCATGTTCACAAAAGAAGAAAACAAGAAGAACGGACGCCTTGGATATTGCAATGCTACCCGTGAGAAGGACACAATTATAAGCCCGGCACAATATGGGATGTTTTTACAGAAAAGAGGGAGAAAATGAGTAAATCAGTGTTGACGATAGATACCCCAAAAAAAAGGATGCGTTTCCTGCCATCTTAGTCAGGAAAAAACTGATTACTTAAAGGTTTGCATAGTAACATGTATGATTACAAACAAAACTATATTAGGGGCGCAAGCAGAAACAATTCCCGACTGGTGTCCGCTGCGACCTTTGCCAGAGAAAATGGCAATTCCAAGAGGTGCGAGAAATGTAGATGGCTTAGAGTATGCCGCTGGTTATAACACTTGTATTAATGAAATTACAGGAGGAAATGTTGATGATTAATCTAGAAAATAAATGCGTATTAGTTAGAACACAGGAAGAGTATGAAAGCGTTCTGAAAGAAGCAAAGAGACAGGGATACAGATGGTACGGCGGCAAAGAAGCATATCCATATCCTTTTGAAGAACAGAAGATACCGGACATATTAAAGTTTTACGAATATAACAAAGAAATGACAAGAAATGCCGGGCTTGCGCCGGGGTATGAATTAGTAGAAGCATCAGATGTAGCTATGGATGAAAAGAAGCTCAAAGAGGCAATAAGCCTCGTTAGAGCATATGCGAAAAAACCGAGCAGAATAGCACTGACAGATACGTTTATTGAGTCTTTGAAGTTACTTGCAGATACCGTAGAAAGTCAGTTGGAAGAGGTGAAGTAGATGGAGAGATTAACAAAAAGAGGAATTAGTGGAATCACGTACAATAATAGTCCCGGATTAATGTGCAGTTGCTATTGCGATAATTGTTCAAAAGGAACAGGAGATTGTGACAGATTAAAAGCTATGGTCAATCGTCTTGCAAAATTTGAAGATTTAGAAGAACAGGGATTGCTTGTGAGATTGCCGTGCAAGGTCGGAGATACGGTATATAAAATAACAAGATTTTGCTCAGGCGGAATTAGAGATTGTGGTTATTCATATGAATGTTCAGAATGTCCTGAGTACAAACCTTTTATTGAATATATTGAGTTTAAAATTACAATCTTAAAGGACATTGGCAAAACCGTATTCCTCACCCGTGAGGAAGCTGAGAGGAAGTTGGAGGAGATGAAGAATGAATAAATGTTGTGCTAGCCAAGATAGCGTATGTAGAAATGTTATCCTATTCGGAACTAAATGTGACGGATATAAAGAAAGATGCACACTGAGACCATGTTATAAAAGACTTGAAAAAGTTGCGAAAAATTACCAGCACAATTTGAGAAAAATGTTCGGAGCGGAGGATTAACATGAAACCAAAAGAAGCATGGGCGTGTGATTCCGGGGCAAAGGCTCTTAATGGATTAATTACAGGGATAAAGATTGATAAATGCATTATTGCAGAAAGTATTCAGCACTATGGCAAAAACAATCAAAGTACCGTCTGCATGGAAGAATGCGCAGAGCTTATCCAGGCAATCAGTAAGGCAAAGCGTGGAAAAATCAACCGTGATAACATGATAGAAGAAATTGCAGATGTGCTGATCTGTATTGAAATGTTAAAGCAAATGTACATGATTTCCGATGAGAAAATTAATAAGTGGATTGAGAAGAAACAGGCGAGAGAAGCAGAAAGGATGGAAAAGAATGAATAAGAAAGAAATCGCAGAGATAAAAAAGCAGTTTACACCAGCAAATTGTTCCATTACACGTATTTGTGGTTGTTATGTGGACGCAGAAAAAAATAAGAAAACCAAAATTAAAGAAGCTTTCCTTTCCCTTCCAGAGGAAGAAATGTTTAAGTATTTTGACATTTTCAAGAAAACCATGTCTGGAAGACTTGGAAAAAACCTTATGAACCTTGATTTTCCATTATCACAGGAAAAAGAGGATGGAACACAGGAATTTCTTATGCGGATCAGAGCAAGTAAGCTTAAAGACGATGAACTTTTGGACGAGTTCTACGACAAAGTGATTGAAAATTATGATTATAACGAAAATTACTACATAGTTCTCATTCATGCAGTATATGACATTCCTGGAAAGACTTCTGATGGAACCGAAATGCACGATGCATCAGAAGAAATTTATGAACACATTCTGTGCAGCATTTGTCCAGTAAATCTTTCAAAGGCTGGGCTTAGCTATGATGTGGCTGAAAATAACATCAAAGACAGAGTTCGTGATTGGGTAGTCTCAAGACCAGAAACAGGATTCTTATTCCCTGTATTCAATGACAGAAGCACTGATATTCATGGAACTTTGTATTTTAACAAAAACATAAAGAATATTCATCCAGACTTCATCGAAAATGTTCTTGGCACACCAATTCCACGTATACCGGGAAATGAGAGCAATGTCTTTTCGGATTTCATCATGGATAATTTCAATGGAAACACAACATTCAATTTCACTGAAAGCCTAATTGAATCTTTGCAGGAAGTAAGAGAACAGAAGAAAGACAGCCCGGAGATGATAACCGTATCATGTGACGAAATGGAACAGATTTTTGGATATTGTGGAGTTCCAGACGAGAAGTTATCAGATTTCAAGGAAAACTGGGAAATGTATTTCAGCAATGAGCCTGTTGCCATTGACAATATCCATAATTCAAAAACTGCAAAAATTGTAACATCAGATGCAACAATCTGCATCCAGCCAGATAAAATTGCTCTGATTGAATTGAAAGAAATAAACGGCGTTCCATCCATTGTAATTCCGGTAAACGGAGAACTGAAAATCAATGGAATTGAAGTTGAATTGAGATAAACACTTTTGAAAAATCCAGAAAATGAAGAAAGGAATTTTAGAATTGGCAAATAAAAGAATGTTTACCATGAAAATTGTTGATACAGACGCTTTTCTCGATATGCCATTGTCAACACAATGTCTTTATTTCCATTTAAACATGAGAGCAGATGATGATGGATTTATTGGAAATCCAAAGAGAATCGCGAAATTAATCGGGTCTAATGATGATGATCTAAAGCTTCTGATTGCCAAAAGATTTGTTCTTCTGTTCGAAGATGGAGTAATCGTAATCAAACATTGGCGAATGCACAACACCTTGTCCAGGGACAGATACGTGGAAACTTCGTACACAGATGAAAAAAAGACGCTACTCCTAAAAGATAATGGCAGTTACTCACTGACAGAAGGAAGTCCTATTGATGATGCCAAGTTAATAGAGCGCTCAAATAGGCAGGTACAAAATAATTGCGAAATAGAAGCAGAAAATAGGCTGGAAGAAAAAGATACTATTTGCCAAACTGACATCCAGAAAGTCATTAATGAATGGAATACGCTGGAAGAATTTGGTATTAACCATGTAAAAAGAATGACATCAAAACGAGAACAGGCAGTGAAAGCCAGAATCCGTCAAAACCATATGGAAGATATTCTGGAAGCTATTGAGAACATTCGTCATAGCAGTTTCTTACAAGGCCAAAACAAAGAAGGTTGGATGATAACTTTTGACTGGTTCTTAAAGCCGGGTAACTTTGCAAAAGTATTTGAAGGGAACTATCTTGATAAATCTGGAAGTAAACCGCAAAGTTACATGGAGAAAATCCAAAACAGGGTAAGCGAGGTGGATAATTGGGTATGACAAGGGAAGAATGGGCTGTACTGGTAAAGGCAATGAAAGCGGTATATACCTCACCATCATTTCTGCCAGATCAATATGCTTTTGATACTTGGTATGGATTGCTGAAAGACCTGGATTACAAGCTTTTAAGTTTTGGGTTAAAAAAATATATGCAGACTGAACGGAAAGAGCCATCAATAGCTGCATTAAGAGAATGTGCCGATAGCATTGCACCACAATCCACAGAATTAAACGAAACAGAAGCATGGGAAAAGGTATGCAAAGCTATTCAGAATTCTACATATAACGCAGAAGCAGAGTTTGATAAGCTTCCAAAAATCATTCAGAAAGCAGTATCAAGCCCGGCACAGCTTAGAGAATGGGCGGTATCTGAAAACGTAGATGGTACATGGTGGAGCGTAGTTCAGTCCAACTTTCAAAGGACTTACCGGGCAGAGGTACAGAGGGAACAGGAACGAAGAAAGCTAAGCCCAGACCTTTTGGAAATTATGGATGCTGCCAAATTGGGAGGTGCGGAAAATTGCCAGATAGAAAACCATGGAAAGAATTAAAAAGGGATGAAATCGCGGATTTAAAGCGTAGACAATGCTCAAAATGTGACTATTACAGCAAAACTGAAAACGCATGGAGTACAAGTGCAACCTGTGATTATATCTTGATTGAAGACCATAGCAGAGGATGTGATCCGAGGGATTGTGTAAAAAATGGTATTTTCAAGAAGAAAGCAAAAGGGAAGTCAAGAGTAAAGCGAGTGATTCTATGAGGAAGATAAGCGAAATGTATAAGCGTTCTGGTGGTACAGCTTATCAGCATACCTGTTCTGAATGCAGATTCTTCCGTGGTGGAAAGCATCCACAGTGCTTGCAATACGAATTAGAAATTGACTGGAAACCAGATTATATAGCTTGTAAATTTTACAATCTGGAAGAAACTCAGATTGATGGACAGGTCAATATCTTTGATTTGTTGTGAAACGTGATAATTGTGCAATTAAAATCACGTATAATCGTTTAAAACAGAATAATGGTAGAAATTATAGGGCATACAAAAGATAAAGGAAAACAACGTAAAAAATTAGGTAATTACTTGGAGGGACAATTAATGGAAAAAGCTATATTGTATGCCATAAACGAAAGAATGTTCTCACTTGGTCTGATAGATGAGAAAACAAGAGATAAAATTAAAGCTGAAATCAGCATTAGAAAGTAGCAAAATGTATTGAGTGGAGTTATGTGAGGTGTTATACTTTATATGATTCCACTCCCTGTTTATTGAGGGAGAAATGCACTATGAATATTTATTATGTCAGAGAAAAATTAAGAAGTTGCTCTATTTACGACATTGAACTAAATGTTGCTTATTATGCCAGGGTTTCAACGGAAAAAGTCGAACAGCAAGCATCCATCAAACATCAGGAAGAACATTTTGAAGAACTGATACATTCTAACAACAGATGGAAGTTTGCAGGTTCTTACATTGATGATGGTATTTCTGGAATGCACGCAGATAAAAGAGAAGAATTTCAAAGAATGCTCAGAGATGCAAAACTTGGAAAAATTGATATGATTATCACAAAAGAAATTTCAAGATTTGCGAGAAACACTCTTGATAGTATCCAATATACCAGAGAATTGTTGTCTTATGGCGTATGCGTTTGGTTCCAAAACGATGGAATTAATACTATTGATGATGATAGCGAGTTCCGACTTACTATTATGGCCGGAGTAGCACAGGACGAAATCCGAAAGCTTTCTTCAAGAGTAAAATTTGGACACGCACAGTCAATTAAAAACGGTGTCGTGCTTGGACACAGAATGTATGGATACTCAAATAACCAAGGAAAGCTCGAACTAATCCCAGAAGAAGCAGATATGGTTCGAATGATTTTTCAAGACTATGCTTCTGGAATATCTACGCCAAGAATCGAAAAGAAGCTATGGAATATGGGATACAGAAATTTCAAAGGTGGTAAAATCAACCGAGATGTTATAAAAAACATTATTCGGAATCCAAAATACAAAGGATACTATTGCGGAGGAAAAGTCAAGGTTATTGACATGTTTACCAAGAAACAAGAATTTCTTCCACAGTCAGAATGGGTAATGTTTAAAGATGATGGTTCCAGAGTACCGCAGATCATTGACGAGACCACTTGGGAAAAAGCAAACGCATATTTAAGAGAGCGTGGAGAAGCTATAAAATCAAGAAGAACCTCTTTTAAGAATGAAAATATTTTCACTGGGAAGCTCTTCTGTGCAAATGACGGAGCACCATACTGGATGAAGCAACATTACATCCGAGGAAAAGAAGATGTTCGATGGGTATGTAGTTATAAGATAAAAAACGGAGCAGCTTCATGCAATTCATTTGGACTGGCAGAATCAGAATTGAAAGAAGTAATTGCAGAATTAATAAATAAATCTTCTGAAAACATTGACAGCATTTTGGAAGAATATTTTGAAATTTTGCAGTCCTCAATCAAAAACATTCCAGACAATAAAAACGAAATCTCACGACTTGAAAAACAGATTGATCTGTTAAAACAAAAACGTGAAAAAATACTGGAATATAATCTGGATGGAAAAATATCTGATGATGAGTTTATTTCAAGAAATAAAGAATACGTGAAGCAGATAAAACAGATTGAGAGCCATATTCTAGAAATCCAAAATACAAAAAGTCCAGAGCCAGTAGAAATACAATTAAGTGCTATTAAAGAACAGTTAGAAAAGTTTAAAGGCGTTACTCCACAGGACATTAACAGGCAGATTGTCAATGAACTTTTTGAGAAAATTACCGTGGAACCGTTGGCGGTTACATGTGCAACACTGACATTTCAATTAAGGTCTGGAAGCCTTGAAAAATGGGGGTTTCCCTTGCGCCGTTCTGACGATATGATTTTAACTCTACATTCAGAACAACACAAGATATTTAGTAGGAAAACTTGCATTAAGACACAAGATATGGTATTTTTCAAATATAAGTACCTTTTAGCACTATAAGAGAAAAAAAATGGGAGTGGAATCAATGATACATACAGCTTATGACGTAATGAAAGAGTTTTTAATCACGGATGCAGAACTCGATGGCAAGTACGGAATTCCGAAAATTCCAAAGACTTTTATCCATCCAGGGAAAGATACTGTAGACTTTGCGGAGAGCTTCAGCCGGAAGATTAAGAACCACCGGGAACTTGATGTAAATTTCTATGTGGACGATGTACAATTTCAAAGATTGTGGAATCAGCCTGACAAGTACATGGAGCATTTAAAATGTTTTCATGCAGTCATTATGCCAGATTTCAGCATATCGGTAGGCAAGAATGGAATGCCACTGGTAATGTGCCTGTGGAATAAATACCGCAATCATGCACTGGCTCACTACATGATCTTGAATGATATTCCGGTAATTCCGAACGTAAGCATATTACCAGAATACTGTTGGGACTGGTGCTTTGATGGACTACCAGAGGGAAGCACAGTTGCCTGTTGCACCAATGGAAGAGTAAAGAGCAAGGCGGCACGGTTGGAATTTTGCGTTGGTTTCAAAGAGATGGAACGGAGATTGAAGCCACTACGAGTTATCATTGTTGGCAAAATCCCGGAAGAATTGGAAACTGATATGGAGATCATAAACTTTGAAACCAGGAATCAGAAGATTAACAAGGAGGGCGTGAATGGGAACAACGACTGATAATTACCAGAGAAAGAAGAAACTTTCCAAGTCCCAAATGAAGAGGACGGAACGTTTAGAGAAATCATCCCACAGAAGATACGGAACACGGAAGAAAGAAGGATTAAATAAATTGTGAATTTTGAATCATTCAAGACTTTACGCTATAGAAATATTTGTGCAAAATTAAAATTTAAGTGGTAGCTAGAAAATGCGAGAATTTTTCTGGTTGTCACTTTTTTTATGGATTTCTTTGATTTTTGGCTTACAAAATGATGTTGGAATTTAAGAATCATCCACAAGTTAGTTACAACTATTTAAGCATTGAACTGCTGCGGTTTTTCCGTTGCCACAAATCAACCAGGGACAGCACCTGGAACCGATACCGCGCCGAGCTGATGAAGCCGTGACGATTCCGGGAATGATTGAATATCAACAAAGCCGACCGCCAGCCGTAGCCCTGGCAGATCAGAACCAACCGCCCACAGATAATAGGCCATAACAGCAAGTAATATATAACACGGCATTAAAATACAATAATAGTCTTACAAAATACGCCCTTAATGGCTTATAACGTATTTAGCCTATACTTTATTGACTACGATTATAAAACGTCTTAAAAAGGAAAATACAGCGTTATACAAGCATATCACAGTATAGTTGTAGAACCCTAATTGATATATAGCCCGGTCAACTGCGACAGATCACCTGGAAGCCCGGACAACCTACGCACATAAGCGGACAAAATGCACCAATTTACACGGTACGCAAATAAAGCATAGCTGCACATAGCTATACAAGGCTATTATACATCTATAGCCACAGACAGTCAATAAAGCATGCAACGCGTTTAAAGGATCATAAACAGCTTATAATTCAACAGTGGCATAAATCCCCATTAACAGCATAAAAAGTCATTTACGGATAAAATAGCACGTTAATTGATTGACTTATGGTATTAACTTTACAAGGTGCATCTGGCAGAATGCCAAAAAACCGCTTGCACGTCGTGAACGTGCCGCCAGACTGGATACCGGGAAGCGGTGAAAAAATCATTCGTTTATAACAATGTTGAAATCATCATCAATATAACCAATAAATTTTATATTATCCTGGTTATATTCGTTTTTATATGTTTTATATATGCGTACATGCTTAAAATTTCCATCGTACCAAACATCTAAGCCCATAGCATGTATTTTTTCATTTACTTCAAGTTGCTTTTTTACATTTTCCTTAAAAGTTGAATTTTTCATGCTTTTATCTTTCTTCCCTTCACCCTGGGAGCCAGGATATAAAAAGACGCGCCCTATTATTTAAAAGTCATTTTTGTAACAGCTGGAAGACTGCGGAAAAATTCCCGGCGGTCGTAATCATCTTTAATATTAAATTGTCTGTCGCTTGTGTGGATGCTCTCGCCGCCGATAAGCTCCATACAGGAGAGTTGCAAACAGTCTTCTTTTTTTTGTTGATCTGTGCAGTGCATACCGCATTACAGACTTTTTACCGTCCCGGCGCTTTACTGGGGACATATCCCAATACACTAATTTGATAACGCCGACAGCAACAGCCGTGAAGATTTCCATTGCTTCCTTTTCAGCTTTTCTGTTGATTGTATCAACTGTTGAAAAATCACCGCTTTTTATGGCGGTGATTGTCTGCGCTTGCGTGGCTTTCTTGATTGTTACCATTTTAAAGCCCTCCATAGGTTTTGTTTGTCTTGTAACATTTGTTCCAAAAGTCAACAACGTTTTCCGCTTCTTTTTTCGTGCTGCAAATATTGGCGGAAGTTATGCCGGGAATCTGCAAGGAAAATAATAAATTGTCAGAGCCTGAGACGCGAAGAACAGAAGCAAAGTTTTTATTGTCTGTGCGTGTTGAAATTGCTATATAATGATATTTCATGTATTAACCCTCCAATATTTAGAAAAAACAGGCGGGAAAGCCCCGCCCGAAATTGATTTATTTAGTTCAAGCAAGCATTTATTTTTTCTTCCAGGTGTGGGAACGCTTTACAAATTTCTTGCACACTGTCGGCGTAATAATCGCCCACGATATCACCAAAAATCTTGATATTTCCAGAATAAAAACATCCGAGATCATTAAACCAGATATCAAGCCCGGTTGCCTGCTCCTTTTTGTCATTGTACCACATGTCAATTTTTATCATGTTTTTGTTCCTCCTGATTTTATTTTAAAGACTTCCGGGGAAAGTTCCCCGGTACACTTGCCGGCCTAATTAAAATTAATTTCAAGTGGCTTTATAGTTCCACTTCTCAATTCTTTAAGCGCGATTTTATTTACTTCATTTGCAAAATAATCCACCTCATAAGAATCAATAATTTTATTCTGTAATGACATTCTTTTATAAAAGTCTAAAGTATCATCTTCCCAGTACCACACAAAATAAGTATGCAAGATATAATTCTTATCATCATAGACACGTTTACAACGTCTTTTGCTTCCATTCATTAAAAAAATATCTTCTGGTGCTTCTAAAGCGTCATACTCTGCATTTGAACAATGGTGTTCTATTTCTTTATATGTCCAGATAACCGCGCCGCCCCATGTATTTTTTTTGGTCGCAACTGCTCTTTTAGTTCTCAACCATGCTTGCATATCTTCTTCAGTTCTCCATGCATAGCTACTCATTCCAGCTTTAGAAGCAAAATATTGATAATCTCCGTTATTTCCTTCTTTTCTATATGATAAATGATATTTATCATGTGTTTTTGTGGAAAACATTTCTTTATTATCGTTACATTCCCACAAATTAACTGTTGCGGTAAAATAAATTCCACCATTTGCACAAGCCCCAGCATTTCCCCAAGTCCAAAAAGTATTGCTTGACGTGCCTTTATATGTAAATTCAGACTTATTATGATGGCTAAACGCACCACCTGAAGCACTTCCGCACAACTCGTTATCGTAAATACTTAAATGTATTCCAGCATTTTCACAAAGCTCTATATTTTCTTCTCTTTTCTTTGTTGCTGTTGCTTTTGGAAAATACTCACCATATTCATTTATATACTCTACTACGTCATATTTTTGAATGACTTCTGTAGAGCGTGATCTTTCAATCATTTCAATAATGCGGTTTACTTTTTTTACGTCTGAATCTTCAAGTCCGTAATAGCTATCAAAAAGCTCATTCTCTTTCTTTAATGTTTCAAGTGTGTATTTCTTCATTGTTTTTTACCTTCTCCCCTGTTATAATGGGATTGCCTTTCTTTTTTAGTTTGGTGCTGGCTGTTTGTCTTGGTAGGATGCAGCCAGCTTTTTTATTTTGTTTAGGAACTAGAATTTTTCAATTAATCGGATTCGGTTCCTTATGTCCTCATTGGCTTGAGTGGTTCGGGCGGTTCCGGTTGTTTGTCTCTTGTGTTCCTTTGTTGATGGTTATATAATATCACTAATTTTAGGGAAAGTCAATACATAAATCACAAAAATAAGTGAAAATTTTTCTTGACATTTAGATCGCAAAAAGTTACATTATATATAGAAATAAAACAGGAGGAAAGAAAAATGCTAGAGTATAAAATCGATGTAATAAAAGAACTTTCAAATATTGGTATAAATACAACAGTTGCAAAAAATACCGGGATTTTTGGACAGGCTACAATGAAAAAATTTAGGGATAGAGATACTAATATATCTCTTGATAACCTTAATCGGCTTTGCGCAGTTCTGGAGATGCAGCCAAGAGACATTTTGAAATATGTAGAAACAGAAAAAGATAGATCAGATTATATAAATATAATTCACAAAAAAGAGTGATAAATACATTGACAAATCACAAAATATAGTGATATAATAAAGACAGTTAAAGAAGAACAGCACAGCCCCAGACAGGGACAGATCAGGAGGGAAGAAAATGACTGGTGAAGAAAGAATTAAACAATTAGTCGAAAAAGGATGGAAAGTAGTAAAGGATGAAACCACATGGTGTCGTTACGTGGAACTTGAAAATGAAGTTGCAAGAAAAAGCCGCGATACGTTTGGAAATTCTACTGGCGAAGACTGGATGCAGACTATACACAGGCAGGTTACAATTTACAATGGTGGCGATTGGGAAGAAACAAGAGGATAAAAGGAGGAAAAGAACATGGAAATTAAAATTTATTGCAATTACGGAGTCTTAGGAGCGGAGAAAAGGAAGAAATACACTTTCGGCGGTCCAGATAGCACGGCAGACTGCTTTGATGAACTGATGGTAGAAATACCAGAAGGATGGGAGCCGTTTAAAAATACCATGGGAAAATTAATGGTAAAAGCTCCATGGGGATGGGACTACGAAATAAACGAAGTTTTACAGGGGGACAAAAATCCTTGCTTTTACGCATTAGACAAGAATATGGATGGACATAGAAAATATTTAAAAATTATAGGATAATCAAACTTTCAGGAGGATAAAAAAATATGAAAAAAATATATTATCACGAGATTACAATGTCCCAGAGTTACAATGAGGGGACAAAAGAACCGATTTACTAAGTATGCAAAGAACAATTTCAATGTGAATACTCGGAGGAATGGACAGAAGATGACGAAGACCCCATAAAAGATTATGTGGAAAATATGATTGAAAATTCTTCTGACGAGAGTTTCAAAGAAAACGGTTATTCTTGGGATGAAAACGCAGCTATCAATTTCTCAACAGTTACATTTTCGGGAGCAAGCCATATTTTATTTAAGAATGGGGAACCAATAGAATTGTATTACGTAGAATGAAAAAAGGACAACTTTTTTGGTTGTCCAATCTCCATTAAATAATAAATATTTTTCAATTCACACCTAAATTTTAGGTATAATAAATATAGCATATAAAAATATAGTTGTCAATAAGAAAAAGCCCTGGGATAATTCCTAGGGCTTTTAAAATGCTTATTTGTGGCGGCGTAACGACAATCGAGGGGTTAACAGCCCACCGCCGAAGCTGTTAAGATATTAATAGCACAGGTTTTTAATTTTTGTCAAGAAAAATATTTTTCTTATTTTTGGTCTTGACTTTCTGGAGAACTTACAGTAATGTTATTATCAACGACGGTCGCGGGAACTCATGGAGGGGTAGTTATTGCAAAATCGTTTGCACCTGAACAAAATAAAGTAGCAGTTAACAAGCCAGATCAGCCAGGTATTGAAGCTCGGTAAGGTCTGGCTTTTATTATGTTTAAATATATTATATATAATATATCTTTTACCCCTCCATAGATTCTTAAGACTAGAGTTTATTAAAAGATATGCTATACAGTACCGTATAATAATATATATAATATAAATATAAATGAAGATTATAATATAATATCACAAATATTATTTATTAATTACTGACAAAATAAAGGGTTTTATTTTATGCAAAATTAAATTTGACAAGATATTAAAAACTGTGTTAAGGTATCATCAACAAAGAAAACAGAATATTTTATTTAAGTTTTAAGTTTTAGAGAATGTACCCGAACACCCGGAAGTTTTCCGGGAATAAGCTTTACCTGGTGACATTCTCTTTTTTTATTTACAAATTAACGTATTAAAGTGAGGTGATAACATGAAAGATAATACAGTAAATGTACAAGATGTAGATATCTATTTAGATAATATTAATATATATGCTGATGAATATATAAATACTGTATTATGTATATCACCAGATAACGAAAACTATAAGAAAGAGGTATCAGATAGCTTTGTAGATATGATTTTTTATATTGCAGATCATATACAAAAGCCAAGTAATGACAATATAGAGCTATTAGATAAAATGTTTAATACTTATGTGAGATTATGCAGTAAATATCATGTATTACCAACCCTAGAAGTATTTAGCTTTTTAGTTGGGATTAATCGTACAACGTTTACTGACTGGATGAATGGAGTGTATAGAACAAACTCGTCACATGGTGACACGGCTAAAAAATGGTTTGATATTTGCAAAAACTGTGCAATTAATAGACTACATAACCAGACCGGAACAAATGCGAATTTGATATTTGTTGCAAAAGCCGCCTATGGAATGGCAGAGACTGCACCGGTGCAAGCTACACAACAGTATGGCGTACCACAGCAGACAGCCCAGCAGATCGCAGAGAAACACAAAGCGGCTCTGGAGCTTCCGGAGATGGAAAAGCCGGAGTTATAAAGCCTGGGAGAACCAACAGAAGCGGTAAAAATGTACATGATGGACGGACAAAAGGCAGTAAACGCATGGAATCATACAATATGCACAATAATGACGATTATATTTGTACATGATGTATAGAAAAATAAATAGATCTATAAGACAAATCTGTGTTTGTCGTATAGATAAAATGTTAAAGACATTGACATTCCCTTGACCACTGCCGAAGGCATCCGATAGACAGCGACCGGGCAAGGGCAGCGGTTCCCATGGGGCGGTGGGCTGACTTGCCAGCGTCCGTACTGGATGACCGGGAGGGGGTATATATAAAACCCCAGTCAGCGGTAGTCACCACCAAAACCGCCCGAAAAAACAAAAAAGCTCTCCTTAACATGGCAGGGATAGTGATTCGAACACGACAAGCAGTAAGCCTTAACTGTTTCTCTGCCATACTAAAAATAAGGCAATACCAAGAAAGGCAGGTATAAAACATGAAGATAGGATACGCAAGAGAATCTGGATTATGGTTCCCGTTGGAAGCAAAGAAAAAGATACTTTTGAACGAAGAAATCGACTCGTTTATTTTCGATTTGGCAGATGAAAATAATAATTTTAGACTTCTTTGTGAAAACATGAAAAAGGGTGATTCATTAATTATTTGCGGAGTTGATGATATTGGAAATACCAAGAATGAAATCGAAGGAATATGGAGACGGCTTTGTAATTTGGATATTGAAATCTATGTACTCACAGCTCCGACGTTGTTTTACAGTGAAAGCATGACACTAGAACAATCGTTTATAAGAGATGTGACACGTAGCGTACTTGCTTCTCAGGTCGAAATTGCTAATCAGAAATTAAAAGCAATAAACGATTTGCGATAACTGATAACATTCGCAGAAAGGTAGGCACAAGATGGAAAAAATAGTAAGCAATGACGGATACCTTCGATCAAGGTTGATGGATATAGCACAACAGCTTTTGAATATTTGTAACGAAACCGGAAATTCAAATATTCAACTCATGACATCATCTTGGGAGAATGGGAAAGGTATTACGCTTCTGGCTAAAGCCGATGACAAACCGATTCTTTCCGTAAAGATGGATACTACCTATGAAAAAGCATAACCCGCAATCCGAATCCATCCGCATCCGATTTTCCGAAAAACAGAAAAAAAGGCTCCTGGAAGAGAAGAACCGGACGGACAGGAGCGTATCGGATATTGTGAGACAGGCAGTTGATGAATATTTCGGGAGGAAAAGGCGTGCTTAAATTTTTCTCAAAAAATAAAAAAGGTGTTTCGGAAACAAACCAAGCATATGAAAATGTTGGACAGGAATCCCCGGAAATTCGGAAACTGGTGAAGCCAATTCACGCAAAAGCAATATTAGCTGATGGAAGATTGTATGATACTCAAACTGCCACATATGTTTGCGAATACGGGAATCTTTCTTTGTTTGTTACAAAGAATGGCAGATGGTTTGGCGCAAAATCAAAATATGAATTAGCTGGCTATAGTGCTGATAAAAACGGAGACAGAACCGCCGAGTACAGATTGACGTATTATGGTCTGGAATGTATTGATAAAATTTTTGTGATGCAACATCTGTGGTATTGCAGCCATAAGCTTTACAAGAAATATTTCGGGGAGGTAGAAGAGGGATGAAAGATTACAATACTCGCAACAACGAAGAAAATTTCCCAGATGGGACAGTTAAGGCGCAAGACGGGAAATTCTTTTTAATGGTGAATGGAAAATGGGAACAGGTGATTGGTTCAGAAGGCAAAAATCTTTTGCAATCTCCTACAGATGTAGCTCCCATGATTATTAACGCGACTATAACATATGAGCCGCCAAAGCCATTTTCACCATTATCCCCATTATTGAAACGTGAGCCACGTGTAGTTCCAAGATACAGCATATATGAGCTTGAAGAAATCGCAAAACACATTCTTTTGTATTGTAAATTTCGAAGAAAGGGGTACGAAGATGCCGATAGTGAAGATCACAAACCCCAACCCCTATGATTGGCTCGGCACAAAATATTTCATTGATGGAAATGAAGTTCCGAGAGTAAGATCAATAAATTTTCATACAGCAGTAGATGAAATTCCGGTATTTGAGTTTGAAATGATGGCTGTTCCAGACATTGAGATAGACTGCCTTGCACAAATTAGTGTCACTTCTCAATCAATTGCTGATGCAATTTTGGTTTTAAGGCACGAATTACTACAACATGGAGAAATTTACGATGGCTTCAAATCAAGCCTAAAATCGGCTTTAGAATCCTACAATTACTGTGGAATGCCATTTGAGCCAGAAGAAGAGATTGCAGGAAAGATTTTGGATTTCCTGATAGGGGAGGAAAAATCAGATGAACGCACTTGAACTAATCGGAATTGCTGCGAATCTTATGTTTTTCGTGATTGTTATTGCTGGTGTTCTGTCAATGCTGGATGAAAGAAAGATAAATCTTTTACAAGCGTTCTTTTACTTTCTGATGGAAATTGTGTTTGCACTGAATATTTTCTTGATCATGAGGTGACATATGTATCTACCAATTCCAATTGGAATTATCCCGATCGAGTTAATCGAAAGGGTTAAATTCATAAAAGCACCACTTCGACTTAATCCATGTAGGCTCGGAAAAGCCTACGAAAGCGAAAAGTCGATGCATCCAGAGTAGCGAATAACAATCTTTATAGGATAAAAGTGCTGGACTTTATATATCACGCCCCTGGATTAATGGTGCGCCAGGGGGTAATGGGCTATCGCCAAGTGGCAAGGCCGTGGAATTTGACTCCACAATTCGTTGGTTCAAATCCAACTAGCCCAGTTTGCAGTAGTTAATATGCTGCAAAAATGTTCTTTTTTTTCATAAGAAACACCTCTAGCCTTCTAGCCCAACGGGGCTGATTAAAGGGACTTCAAATATCCCGGAAGGCGTATCTGAAGTATCAGGAGTATTTCAGAAAACCTTTGTTATAGTTGGTGGTTAAGAACTGTAACAGTGCCAGTTTGGTTACCAGTATTGCCAACTGGTATCTCAGGAAGCTTAGTTCAGCGGTAAGAGCAACGGCCTCATAAGCCGTAAGTCCTGGGTTCAAATCCCAGAGCTTCCATTTCTTCTAAATGCCATTCATCCGTAATATGGGTGGAAAAAACTTCCAGTTGAGCGTGTGGATTAGGTAAATTTATGTGCGATACGGCGTAGCTTAAATGGATCTGATTTCTCGGCTGGTATATCTCGGAGTTAAAAGCATTAACGCAGCGCACGTTAATAAAAGGAGTTTTCAAGAGATACCGTCCAAAGACGCATAAAAATATCCAGTGAATCTACAGCACTAAAACTTGTAGATAGTGGAAAGCATAACACGATAAACCTATTGCTAACCCGGGAATCCGGGTTATTCGGAATGTGCAAGTAACTGGGAACGACCTGGTCGTAGACTAGGTCTTGATGGTTCGAATCCATCCGTTCCGACTGTTTGGAGACTGAAAGTTTGGTGGTAGGAAAAGCACAGAGCAGTGCGTAGGAATGTATAACCGAGTTCCGAATACGTACTGTTTATCGGTGATATAGTGACTTCCTCTAGTAGTCAATAAGTGAACGTGCTGAAATGGTTCTTCCAAACATGTACATAGCAGGATAGAGAAGCGGAATCTCACATGGCTCATATCCATGGAAACGGCGGTTCGAATCCGTCTCCTGCTATTCCATCTACCAAGTGTAGATAGGAAATCTGACTTTAGCATAGCTATTGTTGGTTTTTAGAAAATGTAGCTCAGTTGGAAGAGCGCACAACAAAAGTGAGGTCGGTGGTTCAAGTCCACCCATTTTCTATCTGGCAAATTGCCATTGCCAGAAGTTGCATTTTCCCCCTTAAAGTTCCAGTGTTTCTCGTTGGGAGATTTATGCCGTTCAAGTCGGCACACTGGATTTTTCTAAATCGAGGTAATTTATGAAAGAAAAATGTTGTAAGAATTGCAGAAAACATGATAACTTCACATGTGTTTGCTTCAATGGTGATAGCGAACACTGTGCAGACTTTACGGAACCAGAGTGTTGTTGCGAATATTGGGAGAGAAAAGAAGATGGAGATATGCGGTAAAGAAATAAAAGACGAATGTTCCAAATGCGGAAATATCCTTGAATGCGAATTGTTCCGGCAGGGGCATGGCATAAAACAGGAACGTGAAAACGTAGCTAAAATGATTGCCTGTCAGATGAAACACAGGCAGAAAAGGGAGGAATTAGGACATGCTTAGAATTATCAGTGAAGGAAATTTAAAATTATCAAACTGTGAGAAATGCGGCGCTATTTTAATTTACGATGAAAAAGAAATAAAGCAAGAAAAAAATACTGGGCGAAATTATGTTTCCTGCGAAAATTGCAAAAACAAAATTATTCTACACACAGTTCAATAGTTCGGAGGTATTGAGAATGAAATATGCAGACATGGCAGACTGGACGGAAGAACAGCTGAAGAAAGAAGTTGTTCGCCTGTACAAAGAGTGTGAGAAAAAGAAAAATACAATATCGGATTTGAAAGATAAGCTTGATTCAGCCAATGCTCATATTATGGCTCTTGCAAATGAAATGGATACTAAGAGAGCTTTAGTTTCATATATGGGCGTTGAGAATATACAAAATGATTCTTTCAAGGATGTTTATTACGAAAAACGCCACCAGGATGATTGCATTAGAATTAATGAGCTGATGACTACCATTGACACTCTGGTTGACCGATACGCTAATTTAAGGAAAAACAAAGGAATGTGCTGATATGGGTGAGAAAGACAAGTTAAGGCGTTTATTTATAGGAGATGAGGAAATATCCATATCGGGAATACCAGAGTTTCCAGGAGATTTAATTGCTTATGCATTACAGACTTTTGATACACAAAATAATTCTGTTATCTTCGCAGGAAAATCACTTGAATTTGAAACCGAATTTAAACTCACTAAAGAAAATGCTTTGCTCTTTGCTTTTCCAGATCGAATAAAACAGAACAATTTCCGTAAAATGCACGGTATTCCGAAACGGAGGAAAATTAATGGTACCAGGAAACGCAGATTATGACCTTGACGGAGCTTTATTGCGTGATGAAGCCGTATATCTAAAGAAACTACATTCAGAGTATCTAGTATGCGATGATTTAAAGATTGGAAATATTGAACCAATATCAAAAGAAGTGTTGAACAATATAGAAATCACACAAAACAAAAAGATTGTTTACGGAACTTTTGGAACATTTTCCATTAATGATTTGCCAAAGCAATTGAGGGAGAAAATTAATGAGCATTAAGTCAGCATTAGAATCCGAAGGGATAGATTTTTCTAAATACATGAACCCACCCGAACCGTGGAATGGACAGGCATTGATACGGAATATCAATGGAACGAAATACGCTTGTTGTCCTTTTTGCCAGAAGAAAGCACTTCTGATTAGCCCAGAGACAAAAATTCAGCATCTTAAATTGAAATGCAAGGGTAGCAATTGTAAGAGAGAGTTTGAGGTGAATGTATGAGAATTGTGGTTAAAAGGATTCCGATTGAGATCATCGAACTTGGAATAGAAACATATGCGCAGATTGATATCGAGGAAATTCTTTTTACATCTTATCCGCCAATTACAAAGACCGTTTTAAAATTTTATACTGAGTACACTGTATTTGAATTTCAAAAGGAATATTCAGTAAAAATAAAAAATGATGATATGGTCATAAAATGTTATATTGGAGGACTTTCAAATATTCTAATTCAAAAAGATGCAGGAGAAAGAACTTCTGTTAAATGGTATAAGGTTATATGCGATTCAGAGGTACATGATGAAAATAATCCTTTGACTTGTTATATAAACCCACATTATCCAGAAACAAAACTTGATAAAGCTATAAAAAGAATCAATGAATCACAGAAATTTGATTCAGTATTCAAAATTGACATTGATGAATTTTTTGAACGACATACCAGAAGGGAATTGGCGCATATCGCACATGAAATTATCAATTATTTGGAGGAACCAGATGAACATAAAACGGATTAAATGCATTTTGACAGGTGGATGCAAGTTCAAAAGTTCGGATACAGAATCAAAATGTAATGATAAAGAAAAGACCTGTACAATCACAGAGACTTGCTACAAATGCGGGAAGAAGTACACTGCCGTATTTACCTACAAACAGCTAGGTGTTCCAGATTAGGAGAAATGTTGTATGGTAGAAATATTTGCAATTTTTGCTTTTGCGTTATTTATATTATTTTTAACTACATGGCGAAGTGATGAAAAGCATGGCATTTCGTATTGGATAGAAATTGTAATATTTGGAATAATCATAACCGCTATTGGAGTGACGCTTTCGCTTTTTATACACGTAATAGGTTTAGCGTTAATTTCAATATTTTCAAGCGTGTTTATTGGATAGTAAAGAATACCGTAGAAATAGTTTATATTATCAAACCTATATATAACTTTAAAGCAAGTGAATAATAGTCAAGAGAGCCACATGAGAGCCAGACTAAATCCTAAAAAGAAAGGAGGTCTGGCTCTATTTTTATGGGAAAAATTACAGAAGGCTCGATTGAATGGTATCGGGCAGTTTTAAATCAGATTATCAATGGGGACATGACAATCTATCAGAACCAAAAAGATTGCCTTGATTTGCTTTTAAATATGAATATTGACCTTCCTTTCAACAAGAACCAAGAAGCACGGAAAATGGCTATGAAAGTAAGTCAATACTCACATAACATAGCAGAGAAGTGTGCTGCATTAACTGGTAGTGGTGACTTTGACGATATATACTGGCAGTATTTGTTACTGGAAGCACCACATTTATTTGAAAGTTACTTGCTTTATATGGAAAAGAATAGACCGGACAGCAAGAAATTTTATATTCCAAGAAGAAAAACACTACATGTGGTAGCCCAAGACCTACAAGATTTGGAAGAAAGAAAGATAGAGTTTTACGGTTTATCGCTTCCAAGCCGTGTTGGAAAATCTACTATGTGTATTTTCTTTATGTCTTGGATAATGGGTAAAAGACCGAATAGTCATAGTGCAATGGGCGGTCATTCTGGAAAACTGGCAAAAGGATTTTACGGAGAACTTCTTAATCTCATTAATACACAGGAATACAACTACAATGAAATTTTTCCACAGTCGAAACTTCAAAAACAAAGTGCTGATGATTTTGAAATAAACCTGGACAAACCAGATAGATTTGCAACAATGACTTGCCGTGGTATTGAAGGAACTTGGACGGGTGCCGTTGATATTTCTTCCGATGGTTATTTGTATGTGGATGACCTTGTAAGAGATAGGCAACATTCATTAAGTCCTACCCGATTAGAAAATACATATCAAGAATATCTGAATAAGATGGTTGACCGTAAGATTGATGGCGCAAGGGAACTTATGGTTGGAACTAGATGGAATTTATATGACCCTCTTGGAAAAATCGAGAAGCTAAATCACGATAATCCAATGTATCGGTTTAGAAAAATTCCAGCTTTGAATGATGAGGGTAAATCGAATTTCGATTATGAGTATGGCGTTGGATTTTCAACAAAATATTATGTCGATATGAAAGCTAGGTTAGACGCTAACGAATGGGAAGCCAAATATCAGCAAAAGCCCTTCTTACGTGAAGGAATTGTGTTTGCAGCTGACGAATTGAGATATTATAACGGCGTTCTTCCAGAAGGTGGATTTGTTAAAAATGTTTCTGCCTGTGATGTTGCGTGGGGTGGTGGTGATAGCTTATCAATGCCAGTGGGCGCAGAATACGAAAATGGAGATGTGTATATTTATGACTGGATTTTCAGCACGGCACCAAAAGAAGGAACATTGCCATTAGTTGTTGGAAGAATCATGGGTAATAATATTCAATCCATCAATTTTGAAGCAAATAATGGTGGAGATATGTATGCCTATTATGTAAATGAACGGTTGAAAGAACATAAATACGCTTGCAGCACGACCAGTACAAAAGCGCCTTCAAAACAAGCAAAAAAAGAAAAAATAAATCAGTATTCCGGGGATGTTAAGCAGAATTTCATATTTTTGGCTCCGAAATATCAAGACAAGCAGTATCAAAAGGCTATGGATGAATTAACGACCTTTGTATATATTGGCGATAATGAGCATGATGACGCCGCAGATGGAGTTACACAGCTTGCAATAACACTTGCTGGAAAAAGATTTGCAGAAGTAAAAGCAACCAAAAATTTTATGTGGGGAAGGAGATAGAATATGATGACTGCAACTCAATATTTACGACAGATTGAAAATTATGATAACAGAATCAAAAACAAGCTTATAGAAGAAGAACAGCTCAGTTCTCTTTCCACAAGTGTATCTGCAATCCCTGTTGGAGAAAAGGTACAAACTTCTGTAAAACGTGATCCGATGGGAGATATGGTTGCAAAGATATTTGATCTGCGAGAAGAGATTTCGAAAATGATATCCGAATTTTTACAAAAAAAACAGGAAATAGTCCGAACCATAGAACAGGTTGAAGACCCACTATTGTACGACATACTATTTAAGCACTATGTTGAGTACAAATCATTAGTTCGTATCGCAGACGAGATGGGATATTCTGAAATACATATTAAGAAAAAACACTTAAAAGCTTTGGCAGAAGTAAAAAAGATAAAAGGTTTTGAAAGATGATACCAAAATATACTGAATGATACCGCCAATATGTGTAAAATATAAAGTAGAGCATTGGATTAAAATATCCAGTGCTTTTTATTTTGCAGAAAGGATGGTTTGGCTCGTGAGAAATACAATGAATTTTGTAGATTTATGCCGAGGTGAGTTCGGGCGAAAAGTAGCCTACACAGGCGTTGACCGAATCACTCCACAAAATGTAGTAAAAGTAGTATCAGATACAATTGGCATACATAATAGAAACCGAACATTAATTGATTACTTGTATCGGTACATGAAAGGCGATCAGCCGATATTATACCGAAACAAAATAGTCCGTCCAGAAGTTAATAACAGAGTGGTTGAAAATCACGCATTTGAAACTGTAAAATTTAAAGCTGGACAGATTTGTGGGGAGCCAATTCAATATGTATGTAAAAAGAAAAATGCAGATGAAAAAATAAATGAGCAAGTTGACCTTCTGAATGACTATTTGGATGAAGCCAATGCAGATGCAAGAAACATCCAGAGGGCAATATACCAAAGTGCAACAGGAACCTCTTATAAGGCTATTCTGAAAGAAGAGGACTGGACAAAAAACGGAGATTTACCACCGTTTAGAATCTTCATTCCGTATCCAGGTGATTGTTACATTGTATACTCACAGAGAAATGGGAAACCAATGCTTTCCGTGCAGATTTTAAAAGATGAAGATGAACAGCAATATTATTTATGTTATTCAAAGAACCAGTTTTTTGAAATCAAGAATGGAAAAGTAACTAACTACGGCATCAATGGTTTTGGCGGGATTCCAATTGTTGAATGTCCAAATAATCACGACAGACTTTCAGATGTTGAAATTGCAATCACCTTATTTGATGCAATTAACAAATACCAGTCCGATAGATTAAATGGCGTGGAACAGTTTGTGCAAGCCTTTATGAAGTTTAAGAACTGTGAGGTAGACGAAAACGAGTTTTTGAAAATGGTAAAACTTGGTGCTATCTCTGTTAAAGATACTGGAAATGGCTGCCAGTCGGATGTTGAACTGATGACCGCTGAACTGAATCAATCAGAGAGCCAGGTTGCAAAGGATGATATCTACAATAACATGCTGATTGTAGAAGCAATGCCAAACCGACAAAGCAATAGCGGAGGAGATACAGGAAATGCCGTATACCTTCGTAATGGATGGGACTTCGCAGAAAGAGATGCGAAATTGGTAGAAGCATTCACCAAGGAAGCCGAAAAGGAATCTGCTAGAATTATTCTGAATATTATCCGTGGCACGTCAAATGATGTTAATATCTCAACCCGAGATTTTGATGTAAAGATAACCAGAAACCCAACAGACAATATGCTTGTAAAAGCACAGGCACTTGATTATCTGTTTAAAAATAAAATTCATCCGCTTATTGCATTGATTACTTGTGGGCTTTTCAGTGATCCGCAGAAAGTCTACGAAATGAGTTTACCGTATCTGGGAACTATTTACCCGGAACTGGCAGACCCGGAAGCGGAAATGCAGAAAGCACAGCAATTACTTGACGGAAAGTTTCAAAATCCGTCCAAAACAGAACCAATGGCAAATTCTCCATCTAACGAAGAATGAACCAAATTTCGATTATTTAAGGAGTTTTAGAGAAATCTAAGGCTTCTTTTTTAATACCCAAAATCAAATAAATTGCAACAGCCCGTGAGCGTAAATCGGGTACAGACCATGTGCGGAGCGAACCGTGTTGAAAAAGCGTATTGGACTGGAAGAAAGGAGATTTCAATGACAAGAGAACAGGCAAAACAGGCACTTATCGGCATGGGAGTTGCAGAACCTTCCGAGGAACAGGTTTCTAAGTTTCTTGATTCTATTTCTGCTGAAACTAAGAAAGAGAAAGACAAAAATGTTTCTCTGAAGGAAAAAGCTGAAAAAGCAGATTCCCTGGAAAAAGAGTTGGAAGAGTTGAAAAAGCAGAACATGACCGAATCAGAACGGCTAGAAGCTGAACGCAAGAAAGAAAAGGAAGCAGTGGATAAGGAGTTAGCTGATTTGAAAGCTGCGCTTGCAGAATCCAACAAAAAAGCCCTTACCAGTGAAATTACTTCTATGTTCGCAAATGCAGGACTTTCAACCGAAACATACGCGAGTGCTATTAAAGCATACGCATCCGCACCGTATGAGAAACCAGAAGATGCAATGAAAGAAGTCGAAACTTTTGTTAAGGGAGTTTCCGAAGCAAATAAAACAGCACTTGATACCGCAAAAGCAGCTTGGGAGAAGGAAGCATTGGAAAATACTCCTAATCCAGGAGGCGGTAGCGGTGGCAAACCTACAGTGAAAAGTGATGCTGCTGAATTTGCAAAAGCTTACTCAGCAAAAAAGAACCAGGAAACTAAATCAGTGGACGGTAACGCCCCTGTAAATATTTAAGTAAAGGAGATATAAATAATGGCTTTTATGAAAACAGAGCAATATGAGTCCACTCCAAATATTCTTGAATCCGAGGTCGGACTTGTACTCAAAACCTACACAGCAGATCAGACAAATGCTGAAACAGTTGGAACTAAGAAAATTATTAAAGCAGGTTCCGTATATCCAACAAATGCGACAGGCGCAATCGGCATTGTATTTGAAGATGTTGATATGACAGATGATACCAAGAGACCAATTTCTGTGATTGTCGCAGGACGTGTTCTCGAAAAGAGACTTCCAGTAACAGTTGACACTACTGCAAAAACAGAGCTTGAAAAAACCGGAATTGTTTTTGTAGTCACAGAAGACCCAGTATTTTAAGGAGGTATGACAAATGCCATTTAATATTTTGGAATCAATTACCCAAGAAGAAAGACTTAATTTCTCTCAGAATTTCAGCGTTAAAAGACCAGGTATCCTCGATACCATTTTCCCAGATACAAAAACCCAGTATCTGAAAGCAGAGTATTACAGACTTATGGCTGGACAGAATCTCCCTGAAGTTGCATTCGTCCACGCTCTTGATAGCGAAGCAGAAATAGGCACAAGACCTGGATTTGAAAAAGTCCTGACTGAAAAACTCTTCATTAAGAGAAAAATCAATCAGTCCGAAAACTTACGGCAGGCAATTGAAAACGGTGTGCCGGATAATGAAGCGCTGAAAAACTTTGTATTTGATGATGCAGCCAGACTGTTCGAGGGCGTTGTTACAAGAGCAAATGTTATGAAAGGACAGTTCCTTTCCACTGGTGCTGTAACAATCAAAGAGAACCATGTTGACATGGGAATTGACTATGGCGTTCCAGCAAGTGCAAAAGTAACGCTTACTGATTGGTCTAAGCCAGATGCAGATATCATGGGCGATATCCAGAAAATGGTAGCTGTAGCAGAAGGCAATGGCTATGTAGTAAACAAAGCTGTTACTTCTCTTAAAATGATTAACTACATGCGGAACAACACCGCAATGCAGACAGCTGTTCTGGGTGCTGCAAATAAAAGGCTTCTCACAAAGCAGGAACTTGTAAATCTGCTTATGCAGGAATATGGAATCACAATTGATCGTTGTGATGAGAACTTTAATTTCAGAAAAGCAGATGGAACCCTGAAAACAGCCAGATACCTCAAAGAGGATGTATTTACTCTGTATGAAGCAGATGCTAACGGTTCTTTCGGTGTTGGCCTCTGGGGTGTGACACCTGAAGAACTTGAATACAGACAGTTCATTCAGGAAGAGAACCGTTCTTTCGTAACCCTTTCCATGTGGGCTACACAGGATCCAGTTGCAGTATGGACAAAAGCATCCGGTATGTTCGTCCCGGTTGTACCCAAAGCCAACGGCGGTATCGTGATCGGTACCAAGGCGGGGGAATAACCGGGCATAGTCTCGATGAAAACAGCCAGTCACCATCTGTAGCAAGTGATTATGATGAATCAAAACATAAGCATACAGAAAGCGAGTTGTCTAATATGACTGTATCTCAGTTAAGACAACTTGCAAGTGATAACGGCTATGCCCTGACAGCAACTAATAAGGCTGGAATAATATCAGAGATTTTATCTCAGCAAAGGTAGGTGATTAAATGGACGAACAGCTTATAGAGGATTTGACAAATTATCTTGAAGATGATGCAGAAACTGCGAGGATGATTCCTCTTTCGGCAAAGAGGGCTGTTCGTTCATTTAAGAAGAAAAGGAATTATCCTTCATCTTTCAGCGATGAGAAAATAAATTCCGATATGGAAAACTGCTATGATTGCATATTTGATTTGGCTCTTTTCTTTCTGGTGAAACAGGGAGCTGAATTCCAAGGATCACATTCCGAATCTTCTGTAAATAGAAGTTGGAATTCTGAAACTGAAATCTATGTAAATCATGGTGTTTTTCCATTTATCGGATTCTAGATGGTGTGTGCGTGATACGTCAATCCTCCCACGTATCGCAGGGGTGCTTCAAATTAGGTGGGTAGAAGCAATATCTTAAAAAATGGGAGTGATGGAAAGGAATAGCGATGGGATGTGAACACGAGTGTATTAACGAACACCGCTTGAAAGAATTGGAAAGCGCCGTCCATGAGATGAAAGAAAAGCATTCCAAAAGGGATGGAATTTTTTTTGAACGTATCAATGCGCTGGAACAGAAAATTGCTTTATACAACAATGACCTGAGCCACATTAAAGATACAGTTGACGAAATGAACGACAATTTAAAAGCACTCATGGAAAAACCAGGAAAATTACAGGACAAAATTATTGCTTATGTTATAACTGGAATAATTGGTATTGTTTTAGGTTTTGCCCTTAAAGGCATTTTCCCGGTGTAAATATTGGTTCCACTAACAGGGAGGACGGTGGAATGGATGATTATAAAGACTTTTCGGAAGATGAAAGAATCTTCTATTTGCGTGAAGCCGGATTTGATTCAAGAGAAAAAGAGTTATTCCGGCTGCGTGTCTACGAAGAAAAAACACTTGCAGAAGCTTCAGAAATCATGGGCTACAGCCCAAGAACCGTAGACCGCATAAACAGAAAATTAAAGAAGAAAATTATGAAAGTTGCCCCGATGTATTGTCGGGGCTTTTCTTTGCATTCATAGAAATGGCGTATTTATGGCGTTATCATGGCGTGTTAATCAACCTCTTATTATTGTAAAATATACTTATAAAAACAAGGGAGGTTTGAGATATGCAGTATGGTAATCCGTATTTTGCGCAACCATTTCAACAAATACAGCCGTATCAAGATAGATTAGCACAATTGCAGAATAGTTATCAGCAAACAATGCCATACGGACAGGCACAAATTCAACAGCCAATACAACAAATGCCACAAGTACCACAAATCCCCATGCTACAAGGACAGATGGTTGATGGCATTGATACTGTAAAGGCGAAAGATGTAGATATGTCTGGAAACCCTGTCTATTATCCAAAAACTGACGGTACAGAAGTTTACCGAAAACAGTTACAGGCAGATGGCAGAAGCCGAATTTTCACTTACAGACTTGTAAATGAAGGAGAACAACCAGAAAACAATAATGCAAATCAAGTTGATATTGTTTCGCTGATTAATCAACTTCGTGATGATGTTCATGCTGAAATTTCTGAAATTAAAGAATTATTGCCAATACAATCTGAACCGCCCAAGACACAGAAGGGAGGTAATCAGAGATGAATTTCAACCCAAATACAATAATGAAACAAAAAATTCAGCAAATGATTTCTCAGAGGTTCGGAAGTGTTGATAACATGATGAACGATATGAGTAAATTTGCTGGAAACAATCCAACATTAAAAAATGCTCTGGATTTATACAAACATGGCGATACAGAACAACTACACCAAGTTCAGCAAAATATATTTAAAGAAAAGAATTTTTCTCCTGAAGGAATTTTAGAAAAATTTTTAGGGATGAAATAACTTCCCCATAATTGGGTGATTTAGAATCGCTACAATTTGGGATGACAGCCGCGGATGTCTCCTATTGTAAATAAAATTTAAGGAGACTAAAAACATGATGAATGGTTCAAATTATAGTCTTAGCGACATTGCAGCCGCTACAGGCTCTAATAACCGTGCAAACGACATGTGGGGCGGCGATGGTTTTTCCCTTATTTGGCTTGTCCTTATTTTCGCAATCTTCGGCTGGGGCGGTTTCGGCGGCTTTGGCGGCTGGGGTGGCAATGGTGGAAACGGTACAAATGGTGCAGGTTTCCAAGGATGGGCAACCAGAGCGGATATAAATGAAAGCTTTGCTCTGAATGATATTCAGAATGGTATCAGAGGTATTCAGCAGGGCATTTGCGATAGCACATATGCGCTTAACAATACCATGCAGAGTGGTTTCAACGGTGTGAACGTTGGAATGCTTCAGGGCTTCAACGGCGTTCAGCAGGCAATCAATGCTGATACTGTAGCTGGTATGCAGAATACCAATGCATTACAGTCTCAGTTAGCTCAGTGTTGCTGTGACAACAGAGAAGCCATCCAGGGTATCAACTATAACCTGGCTACCAACACTTGTGCATTGCAGAACACAATGAACAATAACACCAGAGACCTTCTGGAAAATCAGAACAGCAACACAAGAGCAATCCTTGATTATCTTTGCCAGAAAGAGACAGCAGACCTCAGAGCAGAGAATCAGGCACTTAAACTGGCGGCTTCACAGTCCGACCAGAATGCGGTATTACAGGCGGCTATGAACGCAAATACAGCAGAAATCCTCAGACGCACTGCACCGCTTCCAGTTCCGTCATATCCGGCAAGTAATTTGTATGGATATTACGGAAACAACGGATGCAACAGTGGTTGTTGCTAAGTAACTCACCCTTAGAGGTTGACTAAATTCTAAGAGGTGGGTTGCGGCTCACCTCTTATTGATTGAGAGGTAAAAGATATGGCATGTAAGAATGTTTGTAAGCTTTGCAATCACCTTGTGCTGTCTACTGCAATTGCATTCACAGGTGGAAATCTTGTGGTTACGATTCCAGAAGGAAGCTACAATAATGGAGAAAAATACTGCATTGTTTTAGCACAGTCTATTCCAAATACAACCACAATTACCGCCCCAGTGATGATTCAGATAGGAACAGGAACAACCTTGTATCCGTTAGAGAATCGTTGTTGCGCACAGGTAACAGCATGTGGCGTAAGAACCAGAACAAAATATGCAACCAGAGTTGCAACAAGCGCTACTGGTGGAGCGTTCAAAATGTTAGGAAACCCGGCTTGTAGTCCGAACAACAATCTGACTGCAATCAATGGTACAGCCCCAACAGCAGAAAATGTTGTACAGGCTGTGAAGAGGGGAGGTATCGTGAATGCATAAGACAGCAATGGAAATGGGAAAATGGGCTATGGAAAAAGCCAAGGCACATGGCTTTGATAATCTCAGTGCTCAAGATTGGGACGATTTGAAAGACTGCATGGAAGCAGTGAAATGCGCAATTTGTGCCGACAAAGATTATCGTATTGTGGAAGCCATGGATGAATGCGAACAGGAAGAAAAATATCTTGGGCGCATGGGATATGACCGTTACCGCTATTCAAATGGGCGTTTCGCTCCAAAAGGTAGGGGAACCAGAAAAGGTTATAGACCGTATCTGTACATGGAAGACGATGACTGGATGGACGAGTATTTAAACAATCCAGAATTTGAGCACAATATGTACCGCATGGGATATCATCCAGACCGTAGTGATATGGAAATGGGTGACATGAATCGGAAGAAATCCAGATATGGCGAATCCTATGATAGATACGATGAGAATCGTAGGCACTATCATGATTCCAAAGACACGGAATCCAAAAGAAAAATGGATGATTCCATGAAGGAGTACACATCTGACATTATCCGTAATCTCACGGAAATGTGGTCAGATGCAGATGCAACGCTCAGACAGTCAATGAAAACTGACCTGACACGTCTTGTACAGCAGATGAACTAGAGCAATAAATGAATTAAGTCCTTGTCGCAAATTAATGCGGCAGGGGCTTTTTTCGTAGAAAGGATGGTGATAAACCATGCTGAAACAATTCTATATGAACGGGGACTTGTGGAGAGTTCGCTTTGTTTCTCCCCATGATAATGTTTTGATTGACCGTACAGGGCAGAGGACACTTGCTGTATCTGATTACTCTACAATGACAATTTCGATTGCAAACAACCTACATGGGGAACTTTTGAATCGTGTATTTATCCATGAATTAGGGCATTGTGTAATGTTCAGTTATAGCTTACTGCCAGAGCTTCACCGTATGGTTAAGAAGCGATATTGGGTGGATGCAGAAGAATTTGTTTGTAATATTCTGGCAGATTACGGTCATTTCGTGGTTGGCACAGCCAGAGACATTTTAGGAAACCAATTTACATATGTGGCTCCTGTTGGAGCAGAAAGGATAATTGCATAGATGGCAAAAACAGAAAACTCGATTATTTTTGATGGAATCTTGTATAAACCAGGAGAAGAACTACCTGATTTAGGAAGCTGGGTATGCACAGATGCGAAAGGTATGATTCGGGATTATGAAGGTCTTTCTAAAGATGTTTCAAAACTCCCACATTATGTAGAAAGCGGTTCTTCGGCCTTGTGCCTCGATACATCCGAATTATATGAATATCATAAACCTACTGATACATGGTACAAATTATAAGGGAGAAAAAATATGCCATTAACACCAAAAAAAGTATATGCAATATTAAAACGCCAAATTTCCGATATGGAATCAAAACTGAATCATCCTGTTAGGTATAAAGGAACAGTTTCTACATCCGATTTGCTTCCGTTAAATCCAGCCATTGGAGACATGTACAATATCGAGTCTAAGTCGGTCTACGGCGAAGCAGGAATGAACGTGGCATGGAATGGCGTAGTATGGGACACCATGGGCGCTCCGATTGATATGTCACTGTATTTCACAAAAGAAGAAGCAGAGACGGTAATACAAAGATTAGTTACGGAATACTTTGAAAAGAATCCAGTCAAGCCCGGAGCCACCACAGAACAGGCACAGCAGATCGAGCAGAACAAGACGGATATTATTTCACTGAAAGAGGGAACTAATTCACTAAAGGAAGATTTGCGCAATCAAATAGAAACATTGTATCTAAATCCGTTTAAAAACTTGTTCGACGGTACTTTCGAAAATGCCCGTATTATTAATGGCGTTTTTACAAAACTGTCGACTAACAAAGACTATGTAGCATCAGATTATTATGTACCAGTTGTCGGTGGTAACAATTATACTGTATCTTTGGAAGGGACAGATAAATATATATATTTATACGTATATCAGTACAATTCTAACAAGGAATTTATTTCAAGGTTTGATGGATTTTCAACGTTTGGTACAGGGCGAGTTAGCAAAACCTATAATGTTGATTATAATGCTAGATATATTAGAATTGATATATATAGGGCAAATGAGGATTATATGAGTCTTGTTCCTATAAATTTCCAAATTGAAGAGGGAACTACTGCAACTGAATATTATCCACACGGAAAAGGAAAATCACGGATTACTGATAACGAGAATAGAATAAGCGAATTAGAGAACGAAGTTTCAGACATAAACGAACTTAATTATGTTCAATCACCTAATATTTTCGGATTGAATTTTATAAATGGGAAAATTACCAAAGAGGGAACTATCACATTGCTATCAACAGGTAAAAATTATGCGGCCGCAAATGGCAGGGTAGCAGTCAATGGAGGAGAACTGTATACTATTCAATTCGTATCCCCTGAAGTGATGACCACTATTTATCTGCGCCAGTTTGATGATAACAATTCAATGATTTCCGAGAAGAAATGGTTTACAGGAGACAACGCAAAAATTACAGAAACGCTCTCGATTTTGAAGCAAACCAAATATATTACGCTAAGTGCTTATAAAGAAAACGAATCGTGGGAAAACATTATACCGCAGTTTGTACAAATAGAAAAAGGAAGCGTTGCAACTGAGTACAGAGTATATGGGAACAAGTATGCAATTATTCCAGAAATAAATAAACGCATAGATAAATTGGAAAACGGTAATCTTCCTTCGTATTACGGTACTTACTTGAATGATAAAATTTCTACAATAGAAAATATACTTCGAGAATCTTATGCGCATGGTGATGCTTTTTATTTCATCACAGATATGCATTGGGATAAAAATGCACAGAAAAGCCCCGATATAATCGCTATGATGCAGAAAAAACTTAGAATTAATAAGATGTTTACCGGAGGAGACATTACAAGCAATGGATATGAAAACTCTCCTATAACAGAGCTTAGAAAAGCAATGGGAAATGATGCATCTGTATATTCTGTTAGTGGGAATCATGAGTATATCGGTGCCGCAACATACAGCGAAATAGCTTATATGCAAAATTCATTATATCCTGAAAATGTCGAATTTGGAAGTATAGAAAAATCTTATTACTATATAGACAACAAAGCGAAAAAAATCAGATACATTGTTCTTGCAGCTTATGGAGAGGCTGTTAATGGGGCAGCCAAGACTTTGTATACCGACATTAATCAGCTTGAATGGTTTAAAAATATAGCTCTAAATGTTGAATCTGGATGGACAATAATTATACTTACTCATTGCCTGTATGCAGTACCTGTTTACAGTGACGGAACCTCTGGTAATGTAATTGAACAACCAGATCAGGATAATCACGGTTTTACAAATGCAATTAAAAATTACAACGGAGCCGGTGTTATTGCGTGTGTAATTCAGGGACATTTGCATTATGACCGAATCTTCATGCAAGATGGAATGCCACCTGTTGTATGCGTAACGTGTGATAAAAACCAACCATGGATTGACAATGGCGTGAATCGAGAGCCAGAACTGATAGAACGAAATTCAGGGGGTATAAAAGAACAAGCGTTTGATGTCGTGGTAATTGATACAAATGTGAAAAAGCTGAAATTTATTCGTATTGGTTGTCCGGCTAATAATGGTATTAACATAGAAATTGGAAGCCCTGTTGAAATCAGAGAAGTTAAATACTAAAACCAGAAAAGACTTTTACTATTTAACTAAAGAGGGCTTTAGTTAAGCAACCAAATTTAAGAAAGAGAGGAAATATGAGAGGATTAGTCCGTCAAAAGCAAAAAGTATACTGGTCACGAATATCCGAAAAAACACAAGGATTAGACCGCATTAAAGTTTATGATAAACCAGTTTTATATTCTTTTTCCGTATCATCCACAGCCGGAACGTCAGAAGAAATTGCAGCCGGAATAGTGCCGGATTATGACAGGTACATTACAAGCTTTAATCGAAATTTCCATCCACAGGAAGCTGACATATTTTGGATAGACAGAATCCCACAAATAAGCGAGGATGGAAGTCTTATTTTGGACGAAGATGGAGAACCTACAGTATTGCCAGACTACACACTAAAGAAGATTTTAGACACACAAAAAGGCAATATTGCCAGATACGGAATTTCCAAGAGAGGAAACGAAGATGGGTAAGACAATAAAATGCGACTTATCAACGAAATCTATTCAAAATGCCATCAAAAAATTAAAAGCTTACCAAAATGAAATACAGAGGAAAAATGAGATTTTTGTAAAACGATTGGCTGAAATCGGGTTGGATGTTATTCAAACGACCATGGAGTCAATCCCGGATGAAGAAAAAGGCTCTTACTATACAGAAATCATTAACGATCAAAACGGAAATATCGTCGGGGCTTCTGTTAGACTATCTGGTGAAAAAGTGTTGTTCATTGAATTTTCGGCAGGAATAACATACGGTACAAATGATTATCCTTTATCTAGTGGAAATTCTTACGGAATGGGAACATATCCTTCCCAAAAAGAAAAATCAGACTGGGACAATCCAAACGGCTGGTGGTACACAGATGAAAGCGGACATCCACACCATTCATATGGAAATAGAGCGTACATGCCTATGTATCACGCAGAACAAGCCGTTATTATTGCTGTTCGCAAAATTGCCAAAGAAGTATTCTCTTCCTAAAGATGATACCAAAATATACTGAATGATACCAATCAATTATGTTATGATTACAGTGTTAAATTGTAGCATGACGTGCAATGCGTTCACTTTAAAAGTGGGCGCATTTTTTATTGTGAGGTGACAGATATGCCAGACACAATAGAATCCCCTGTATTGGAAGTTTTTTCAAGGTGGGGAGCGGCTGTTTCTAAGATTACTGGCGCAGACAATTATTCCATGGATGGGAGCGAGACAAATGCTTCTGGAAAAAAAGCATATGCACAGCTTTATATGCTCGGAAATCCAATTACAAGAGGTGACCTTGAAGGAGATGAATGTGCAACAATGCCATCATTCCAAGTAAATTGCTTCACCTCTGGGAGTAAAGCATTAACCAGAGTGTATGAATTGGACAAGATAAGTCACAAAGCTATGGTAAGCATGGGATTCCGTCGTACATATGGCCCGGAACCTATGTTTTTTGGTGACAGTGGAATCAAAAAACTTGTGAGCCGATACAGCCGGATATATACAGGAAAATTACTTTAAACCCAATGAACGCATAGACGTTCTTTTTTTATGCCTAAAACGAAAGCGAGGTGAGACTATGGATCAGATTTTAAGTTATGTAAAGCCGGAATTACTTATTGTCGTTGTATTTCTTTATTTTATCGGGGCAATGATTAAAAAGTCAGAGAATATTTCTGACAAATTTATTCCGATGATTTTAGGAATTCTTGGTGTGTTAATTTGCGGTCTTTATGTTTTTGCAACATCTAAAGTTTCCGGTTCACAGGAACTTGCAATGGCATTGTTTACCGCAATTACACAAGGCATTATCGTTGCCGGATTAAGTAATTATGTAAATCAACTTATTAAGCAAGCTGGAAAAGAAGAGTAGAAAGGCGGTGATCCGCTATCTCCCGGCACAGGGTTACGTGCATAAAGCTTAAATTAAAGAAAGGAGCCTATTAAAATGGCAGATTTAACAACACTTGGCGTAACTTTTCATTACGGTGTTGAAACCGTTAAAGGAACGAAGCCAACTGCATTCACCTGGTTAAAAAGATGTAGTTCTATTGGTGGAATTTCTCTTGATACAGAACAGATTGACGTATCCGCACTCGAAGACTTCATTACACAGTACGCATCTGGTAGACAGGATACTGGTGGTACTTGGGATGTAACCTTCAATCTTAACGCTGATGTTATCACAGCATTAAAGAAGCTTATGACTGATACGGCAACAGGAAAGACAAAAGGATTTAGAGTTTGGTTTGAAGTTGTATTTCCAGACCTCGAAGATGCATTCTTTGTTATCGCAGACCCTGGAAAAAATATTCCACTGTCTGACATTGGGCAGAATGAAGCAGCAACAATTCCGCTGTCTCTCATTATTCAGGAATACAAAGGTCTTGATACAAAAGTTGTTTCCGAAGAGCTTGCACAGGCTTTAGACACCGCAAAAGCAGTAGCAGATTCCACAGGCGCAATGGCACTTAGCTAACAAAATATATCGGGAGGATTATAAAATGGTAACTTTTAATGTACATGGAAAAGAATATAAGGTTGTATTTGGATACGGACTTCTTACAAAAACAGATGTGCTGGACAAGGTACAGGGAATTACAGACGGAAAAGAGAGAAGCCTTCATAAGATGTTTTCTCTTCTCCCGGAACTGCTTCTTGCCGGACTTCAAAAGAAGCACAAGGAAGAGTTTGGGTATGAAAGTGATTTTGAAAAAGAAGCTGCTCTTGATAAAGTCTGTGACCTTTTGGATGATTACGAAGATGAAGGAACTGAGGAAAATCCAAAAAGCGGATTTGATTTATACCAACTTCTCGACAAAGAATTGGAGAAAAATGGTTTTTTATCCGGTCTGCTGAATGCAGTAGCAGAAGCACAGGCAGTGGAGAAGAATGCAACGAAGCTTCCGCAGGATCACAAAAAGAAAAATTAACTTTTCGAGAAACTGTTTACCAAGAGATTCTTCCTTTATACCTCTCTATTGGTGTATCTAAAGAAGAATTTATGGATTCTACTCCAACAGAGTTAAAGCCTTATCTCGAAGCTGAAAAGATACGCCAAAAGAGGAAAGATGCCGAACTCTGGCAAGCGGGCATTTATGAAACATCAGCCACATTCACAGCTGTTGCAAATGCTTTAATGGGGAAAAAATCCAAAGCAGAGTATTTGAAGAAACCTTTACTGGAATCAGCAGAGGAAGAAAAGCGTAAACAGGAAGGCATACTTTCCGAAGAAGAAAAGAAAAAACAGAGAAACGCACTTTTGGCAAGCTTGCAACTCATGCAGGCGAACTTTGAGCTTAACCATGAAAAGGGCAGGCAGGATGAATAAGTCTTGTCTGCCCTTTATTTTTTTGTAAAAAGGAGGGATAAATAAAATGGCTGAAAATACCATTGATACCCTTGATATAAAAATTAGCAGTAGTACAGAAAAAGCAGTACGTGCGCTGACTAATCTTTCAAATAAACTCACAGAAGTTAATTCCGCATTAAGCGGAGTTAATACAAACGGATTACGTAGTTGTGTAAGGGAACTTGGAAAACTAAAAGAACTTGATGTCGGGAAAATGACAAGCATTGCTGATGGAATTGGAAAATTCTCAAATTCCATAAAGACAATGGGCGGAGTAGATTATAAAGGTTCTGGTCTGAATGCAGTTATCAACTCAATCAATAGACTTAGCCAGGTTGATATAAGCAGTTTTGACACAGGAAAACTCGGAGAAATAATCACTAAATTATCAGGCTTATCGGAAATACCGGATGTATCTACCAGTGTTAACCGCTTTGTTAATTCAATGGCTAGATTAGCCAATTCCGGTGAATATATTGCGAATGTATCAGCTGAATTGCCTGGGCTTGGAAGAAATCTTAAATCAATTGTAGAGAGTTTTACGAGCGTTGGCGATATATCTGAACCTGTGAATAGGTTAGTTCAGTCTATTGCACAATTGGCAAGCTCTGGAAATAAAATCGGACAAACATCAAGCCAACTTGGAACACTAGCAAAGGAAGTATTATCTTTCTTCGATGTGATGAAAACTGCGCCTAAAATCAGTGATAACACAATCCGCATGACGGAAGCACTAGCAAAGTTGGCAAATTCTGGCGGTAAAGTGAATTCCGCTACAAATTCTATATCCAGTGCGTTTTCTAAATTGTCATCTGCAACATCTAACCTTGGAAACATTGTTAGCAAAACTTCTTCTAAAATTGGAACTGGGATAAAAAGTATTATTGGATGGTTTCAGCATCTCGGGAATAGTAGCTCTGGGGTTAAAACTGCTTCTTTTAATCTCGGAAATTTGCTCAAAACTGCTATCGGCTTTAAGGCTATTCGTGGTCTGGCAAATTTAGGAAAAAGTGCAATTGGTTTTGGCTCTGCTATTACAGAAATCGAAAATGTTGTAGATGTTTCCTTTGGAAGCATGGCAGATGAAGCCTACAAATTTGCTTCTACGGCCAAAGAACAATTTGGATTATCAGAATTGGCAGCAAAGCAATATTCTGGAACCATGATGGCAATGATGAAATCATCTGGTGTTGCGCAAGATGCAGCTTCTAAAATGTCAATTTCTCTTGCTGGATTAGCCGGGGATATTGCATCATTTTACAACATTGATACAGATACTGCTTTTCAGAAAATACGCTCTGGAATTTCCGGGGAAATTGAGCCTTTAAGACAATTGGGCATTAATTTATCCGTTGCAAATATGGAGGCTTATGCTCTTTCAAGGGGAATTACAACATCTTATAATGCAATGTCCCAAGCTGAAAAAGTTGCTCTTCGATATAACTATTTAATGTCAGTTACGGGCGATGTGCAAGGAGATTTCGCCAGGACATCTGGCACCTGGGCGAACCAGGTTCGTTTACTCACTCTGAACTTCCAGTCGCTTTCCGCAGTAATCGGGCAAGGTTTGATTGCTGGCATTCTTCCTGCTATTCAAGCTCTCAATGCACTTATGTCAAAACTTATGCAAGCTGCGAATGTGTTCCGTAACTTCATGTATGTATTGATGGGAAAGAAACTAAAAGGTTCACAGAGTGGAGTTAGCGATATTGTATCTAACTTAGGTGGTATAGAAACAGCTGGTGATGACGCATCTTCCGGGCTTGATGATGCCACATCATCTGCAAAGAAACTGAAAAAGGCACTTTCTGTATTACCATTCGACCAATTAAATCAGCTTGCCGATAATTCTGACAATTCTGGAACTGCATCTAAAAGTCTTGGTTCTGGGCTTGGAGATTTGGCAGATAGTTTTGCTGGAATACAAGATTCACTGGATGAAGTTTTGACTGTTGACGAAACACCAATTAATAAATGGGCTGCTAAAATCAGAAAAGCATTTATCAATAAAGACTGGCAGGGACTAGGCTTTACTATTGCAGATATGATAAATGTTGGAATGCAAAAAATATACGAAGTTATTAATTGGAATAATGTTGGCCCGAAAATAACCGAATTTGTAAATGCATTTACCACGGCATTCAATTCCATGGTTATCGGCATAGATTTTGACTTAATGGGAAGATTGCTTGGAGCTGGAATTAACACAGCAGTAAATACTCTAAACCTGTTGCTTGGAGATGGAGGAATAGATTTTTCTGGAATAGGGGCAAAACTGTCTCAACTTTTAAAAGGAGCTATAAAGGAAATTGACTGGACAGGTCTTGGAAACTTAATCGGAAACAGTTTTATGGCATCTTGGAAAATGCTTTCTGGCTTTGTAAAGGATATGTCTAAAAAAGATGGTGCTGGAATTACTGGATGGGGTAAGCTTGGCACTGCTATTGGAAAAGCCTTAAATGGTGCAATCAAAAAGATAGACATGAACACAATTGCAGATGCACTTTCTGGATTACTGAATGGAGCATTTGAAAGCTTAAAGTCATTTACCGAAACATTTAATTGGGATGACCTTGCAACGAAAATCAGAGATGGAATCGCTAAGTTCATCAAAGATACAAATTGGGAAGAGAACGGACAGGCTCTTGGAGATTTTATATCTCACTTGTGTACTGCATTAAAAGATTCTCTAACGAAAGACACTTTCTATGAGTTCGGACAAGGAGTTGGAACATTCCTTGGTGAATTACCATGGGGTGAAATCCTTAGTACCGCAGCTGATCTGCTATTAACTGGTCTTACCAGTGCATTAAACGGATTATTCGATGGATTAGAGGAAAAGCACCCAATAGCCGGACATATTGCAGAATGGCTTACAAAAGCATTTATTGCAGTAAAAATAGCAAATATCACAGGTATTGGAACTCTTGTTGGTTCACTTGTGGGACATATTGCAGGAAAAATAGCTGAAAAGAAAAATGCAGAACTAATTGCAGATAAACTTGCGGATGTGATAGGAAATGGTACAAGTGCGGCAAGTGAAGCAATAAAGGGAGTTGGAGATGCAGCGGAAACAGCTTCAACAGGCGGACTTAAAACGTTTTCTTCAACGCTTGGTACTATATTTGGAACCGCTGGGATTGTATTTGTTGCAACGGCATTATCTGTTAAACTTGCTAAAGGAATTGCAAGTATTACAGAAGCTGCGCAAGGTGGAAATGGAATTCTATCACAAACAGGTGGTTATCTCCATGATTATGCAGGCGAGATGGAAAGCGCGCATAAAATAACACAAGACCAAGCAGAAGAGCTTTGGAAGTTAATTGAAGCAGATGAAAGTGCTGGAAAATCAAATTCTGAAATGTACGATAGTTTCATTCAGAAACTTGGAGAATTTGGCGTATCAACCGAAGATGCAAGAAAAATTCTCGAAAAATACGGCGCACAGGCGGGCGTATCAACTGGATTTTTGGAAGATATGACTGACAAAGCTGTAGCCCTTGGAGATGGTGTATCTGAATCAGCAGGAAAATTTGATACAACCAAAATCAGTATATCTGATTTGAAAGACGAACTTTATCTTTTAAGTCTTAGTTCCGAGCAATTTAGTGGAGACTACTTAACTGCTAAAGATGCTCTTGATAGTGCAATATCTGGAAGAACATATGCTAATACAGAAGAAGCACTAGACGCAGTTTATACGTCATTAAAAAATGCTGGCGTTCCGTTAGATGAATTAGATGAAAAACTCAGAAAAGATTTTCCAGATGCAGTTGTTACAATGGAAACAAGTGCAAAGAATTCTTTCGATGGAATGACTACATCTGTGAAAACAGCAGTGGGCGGTATTACTACCGCTGTTGCAAATGCTTCTAGCTCCGTATCATCCAAGACAAAAACTGGCTTTGGTCTCGCCAATACTGCCGTAAGCACTGCAATGGCTGGAATGAAAAAAAGCACAGAAAGCACAATGCCTTCCATTTGGTCGAAGATAAAGAACACGAATGATGATGTTGAAACCAACTCTAAAACCAATTGGGGAAATTCTGCAAGTGCTGTATCGACAGCCCTCGGAACCATGGACACCGATACCAAAGATATAATGGGTAAGGTTATGACCACCATTCAAAGTTATTGGTCTTCTGTTCTTATCAATACAAACCAGATTTGGGAAAAGGCTTCTGGCAAGGTTGATACAGAAACCGAAAACATGAAGACTTTTACAGAATCTAACTTATCTGGTATTTCAGATTATATCACCAGTCTGTTCAGAAATGATTTAACATCAATGGGTCGGGAAACTGCACAATCTTTCGCTAATGGTATGAAACAAGTTCGGCTACCAACATTAACATATCGAATCTCTGAATGGAGAAAGCATAACCTCGGAAACGGGAAAACCAGTTCTACGCCAGTTTATAAGCCTAATTGGTACGCCAAAGGTGGTCTTTTCAATGGCGCACAGGTAATTGGCATCGGTGAAGCTGGTTCTGAAGCCGTTCTTCCACTGGAAAACCCACGAACAATGAAGAAGATTGCAGACAGCATTGTTTCCAGTTCGGACGGAAGCATGGGACTTACAAAAGAAGAAATGGCAAAAGCAGTAGCCCAGGGAGTTGCAATGGCAATGAGCATGAACAGCGGAAATAAGAATCCGCAGTACATTATGAACAGTATTATTCTGGACGGAAGTGAGATTGCGAAAGCTGTAACAAAAGCCCAGAATGATACGGATAGCCGTTTCAAACCGTCCCCAGCATATTGATTTTTGACTGATTGTGTGGTATAATTTCTTCAATGAAGAAGTACACACGGTCTTGATTTTTGAGCCGCTAAGAAGAAATTAATATTTCTCGATTTTGAGGAATTTTTATCTTACTTGGCGGCTCTTTTTTATTTTTTGGGGGGAGGAAACAACTTGATAGAAAAATTTAAAAAGATTTATGTTTTTAAGCATGAAGAAAAATACAAAATAGGGACAAGCCATTGCGTTAAAAGAAGACTTGAGCAGGTATCCTGTGGCTTTCCTTTTTCAGAAGTAATTTACGAAAGTAATTATTTGAAAAATCCATATTTTGTAGAAAATCAACTTCATAGAGTTTTTCAGAAATACAGAATTGGTGGAGAGTGGTTTTCTTTTGTTGATTTGAATTTAATTGATGAAACCATACATAAGATAGGCGAATATATTTCTGAAGAAGAAATGTGTTCAATTCAAAAGGAATATGTTCACTCTGTAAAAGAAAATGCTCTAAGGATTGAAAAGAAAATATTTGATTTTATTGGCTTATCCGATGAAAAACATATAGAACCATCAATAGAGAACGAAGAAATAGAAAAATTCACAAAAGCTATAGAAGGGATTGACGAGCCAAATATATACTCCGACTTAATATATCAAATTGTATTAGGCGGAAACACGGAAGGCCTTATAAAAAAATACAAACCAAAGAAATTTACAAGTTTTAGATTTTATTTATCTGATGAGCAAAATCTAAAAATAAAACAATTAACTGAAATTGCTGGTGCATTAATATGCAATGGATGGAATTACGAAGAAATAGAAGGCTTTCTTAATAAAATTGCGGCATAATTTTGAATTTTTAGACAGCCCGCATTTAAAATGAGGTCCGGAAAGGTTCGATTTAAAATGGAACATTTTTCACAGGGAGGAATATCATGTCATATAAAAATTACATCTTAATCCAAAAGCATTTATTCCGCAGTGAATACATTTTTGCAGATACAGAAGAGTATCTGGCAGACCAACTTTTTAAGAATGAGAAAATTCGGGTAAATTTTGGAAAAGAATATGGACATACAGAAGAGAAGTATCTTCTTGTTTCCTGTAAAATCTGGAATAAAGACCAAGGAAAGTTTTTTAAAGCAATGGAAAAGCTGAGAAATAAAATGCCACTGGTCGGGAATATCGACTATGAGGAATTTTGCAAAGACGTATTTAGCTTGTTTGAATAATTAATTTCGGTAAAATAAGGCTTTATCTGAAAATTAAATTGCTCAAATAAGACCTTATTTTACTATTAATGATAGTAAATAAGCATTAAATAGGGAGCAAATAAGGAAAAACAAGTTTTAATTTAAGTTAAAATAATTTTTTATTTTGCATCAAATAAGAAAAAATAAGCGTTAAATAAGAAATAAATAAGAATTTTATTTCGACACAAAAATCTGTAAAAATCAGCATAACAGAGAAAATATGTATTTTTACAAGTTGAATTTTGGTGAAATATAATATAAAAATGACGAATTTAGAGTTCTTATTTTTTTAGACGCACAAAAGACGCATAGTAGACGCACTCAGATTAAGGTTTAGATAAAGGTTTAGATTTAGATATAGATTTAGATATAGATTTAGATATAGATTTAGATATAGATTTAGATATAGATTTAGATATAGATTTAGATTAAGAAAAAGAGAAAGAATTATATTTTGAATAATATCTAACGATATTATTATGTCAGATAAATCTGACACAGAATGGGACAGGGAGGACACACTATGATATTTTGGCTATCAATAATCATTTTTACAGTCGGCGTTGTTATGCTGATTGCAAATAGAATAGGCGAATCTTTAAGCTACAAATATGAGTATTCAAATGTGAGTGGATTTATATTGTCTTTTGGCGTGGTAATTTCCTTCATCAGTGCAATATGGTTCCTGGTATTTGGATTGATTTTACTTATCACTCAAACTAATATTACCGCCACCAGACAGGCAAATGCCGAGAAATACAAAGCATTGACTTATAAACTGGAAAATGAAGCTTGCCGAGATCAATTCGGACTTCTCAACAAAGAAATTATTGACGAGGTACAGAGATGGAATGTAAAAGTAACTTACTACAAAGCAATGGAGGATAACTTCTGGGTTGGAATTTATTATCCAGATGTGTATGGTGATCTGGGAACGATTGATTATGAGACATATGAGGGAGGACAAAAACCATGAAAAGAATCAAAGCACTACTGGCAACCATTATCTGTATTTGCATTATCACATGGCTAACAGGCTGTGCAGCGAATGACGATTACATGAATGACGTGAAAGGAAATCTTTCCGGTAACAGCTACACAATCTATACATACGACAACTACGGTCAAAAGGTTATGACTACTACTGGGGACAAGATCAACATTGCCGGGAATAAAAACAAATCCAAGGGCTACGATAGTGAGGGTAACGAAACAACAAGCTATGACGTATCTTCCGTTATTACAATTCTGATTGACGGTAAAGAAATTGAAAGCTGTGGTGATACTTGTATTTTTGAGCAAAAAGGATTGAAGCCAGAGGTTGATTTTACACAGGAGAATATAATTAGCCATTCAACCGGGAAGATTTCAGAGAACACATACATAGCCGGGATTGTGAATTATTATAAAAATTATTTCGGGAAATCCAGGGTTGTAGTAATCAAATCCCAACTTGGACAGCCAATAGCCGCATATTCTGGTGACGAGGTGTTCTGGAAAATACCGGATGATCTACCTAAAATGACAAAGTTAATGATTGACGGAAAAGCTCTTTATATCCACAGGGCGAATTTCCAGATTATTGACAAAGAATTACTGCGATAAAATAACCAAATCCGTTTCAAAACCTCTCACCCGATAAAATATAGGAACAAGCCAAGAAAATTGAATTTTGATAAAAGAAATTAATTAATTGTGGAGAATTAAAACATATGAGCCAAATAGGAACAGAACTTCCAACAGAATATTCAGACCGTTTCGATAAATTACGACAGAATAGGGTTGAGGTAAGCTTTTACAAATATGGCACGGCAAAGGATAATTTCGGTGAGAAGTTGGTAAACGCCTTGGAATCCCACGATATGTGCATCAAAAAGTATCGTGAGACTGGGAACACAGAATATCTTTGCGATGCAGCAAATTATCTCATGTTTGAATTTATGTACCCTCAGATTACAGGTGCATACTTTAAGGCAACAGATAGCGGAGAAAGTGCCGGAGTTTCCGGAACACCGATTAATAAGCTGAAGGAGAAGTGGTATTGATGGACTTTAAACAGACTTACTTTTCCATCTGGCAAGAAATATGGAATCTCCACAAGAAGTATGCCTTTATCTCAAAGGACGATATTCCAAAGTGGGAAAATCTAACCATGGAAGCAAACCGGATTCACGATAAATACGCTGATTCGGTCGGCGCAAAATTTGCCGAAGCTCTTTTGTTTGCCGTAACTGCGGAAATTGACAGAAAAGCGAAATAGGGCTTCCAGAATACGTCCCAAGGTGGTACAATATGGGTATCAATTATTGGGAGGTAGTACGTATGAAGAAAATGAAAAGAGTTATTGTTGTGGCAACTGCAATAATATGTGAGTGTTTTTCACCTATCGCAGTAAAAGCAAGTATTGATGATGTAAATACATTTTTGCAACAGTATGAAAATGATGATAATGCATTTTATACAGAAGAATACAGCGGAAAAGATTCAGAAGGGACGGAATATAAAACACTTATTGTCAGAACTGATTTATTTAAAGTAAATGTCAGCTTTATGGATATGGATGAAATTTTTGCGAATATGTCCTCACAGGAATGGTTTGACTATACCACTATTTGTAGCATAGGTATTAGTTCAAATGTTGGTTCTTTATTGTCAACTAATGTCTATGATACAAAAAGTGGAACGAAAATAAATAGCTTAAGCGATCATCCTTTATCAATGAGATTTCCTTGGATAATAAAAACCGAAAACGAACTTTCTGATGAAGAACGTACTTTCCTTATGAGGATAACGCAAGAAATATTACAAAGCGAGTTGGATAAATCCATTTCATTGAATATCGGAACTGAAAATGAGAGTAAATGCACATTCAAAGCTTGCAATGGCTTAGCAGAAGTCAGCGGAGAATACGAATTGAATAACGTATCATATAAATTTATAACTCAGTTTACTTACGAAACAGAAGATAACCAGAATGGAACATACGAAGAGTTATATACAGGCGCAAATGATATAGATATATTTGGAACAAAAGTAATGTTTGAACATAGAACATACGATAAGTAGAAAAAATCGGCTAGGGATTTCTCCCTAGCCTTTTATAATCCGTTGGTGGAACCATTTCCGTAAATTTCAGCTTCTGAATTACCCTTATCAGTAGAAAGAGCAGAATCAGCTTTTTGTAACAATTCATCGCCTTTAAGCCATGCATATGATATGTATATACTGGTCTGATCTCCATAGTCGTAAGATTGAAGTGCTACAACGGTGTCATTGGCTCCGTACCAACAGGCATAAGTTCCGTTCACTAAATAGTTAGCGGTATCATAGCTGTCACTTGGTTCTCCATAAATTTCCGAAAGTTTATTGGTAAGATCAGAATACATTGCTTCCAGATCTTGCGGTTCTTCAAATTCATATTCTGCTCCATATAGAACCGTATTATCATCAGTAAGGGAAAATCCATTTTCTATTGAGTATGTATAATACAGATAAAAGCAATATACAGGATATCCAGCAACATCAATATCAGGAGATATCAATGGCATTGCATAATAAGAAATTTCTCCATCATAATCGCTACTACTATCATACATTTTTCCGGTTAACACTTCTTTGGTTCCTATTGCGTTCAATCCCTCCATTGTGCTTCCATATAGTTCAAATTCTGGAAGGAGTTCGCAAGTATCATTGAAATTTATTCCCCACGGAATATCTCTGAAAAGAATTTCCTTGTCTGTACTTTGTTTTTGAGTATTATTTACTATATTTCCCCAATTAAAAGCCATAACAGGCGTAGTTACGGATAAAGAAGAAGCTAACGCTCCAATAAAGAATATTTTTCTTCTCATATAAAGCCCCCCTCTTTAATGTGATACACATATTTTACCACTCCAAAATGAATAGTGGAATAGGAAATTTGAAAAAAATAACGATTCATCAAAATGACGAATCGTCAGTAAAAAACTGTAGTGAATTGCAAGACGGTTAATAGCTGTTCCACAAATTTATGGAGCTGTTTTTTCGCAATGAGAAGCGAACGGACAAATTGACCTTTCGTTACTATGGCAAACTGTTTATTCATACAAGGTGCACAAATTTGAGCAGCTTATATGGGTTTTAGCCATACATGGCGAAAAGGCGTAGAAATTTCGACACCTTTTATTTTTAATAGGGGTGCTTCTAATTTGATGCACCCTACTTCTATGATTGATATTTTGAACTATCATCAATTTGATGACGGTTAGCATTTCGGACAATTTGTCCTAGGTTCGCCACAATGACTAGTGACTCCGCATTCATGCGGAAAAGTGGATGCTTCAATCACCAAAGTCAATTTTACTTCGGCTAACTGCGACTCTTCCTAAAAGACGAGACGCACACTGTCGAAAATTCGACAGTGAATAAGCCGCCGAAATTTCGGCTCCATTATTTTGTGGAAGCCAATTCTACTAAAATTTTAGCGAAAAGGTGTTCGTCATAATGACGAGAACCTTGATTGATACGTTTTCTAAAATAATAGAAAATGCTCTTGACTTTTGTACGCCCATAAATTATAATGAATTATGCAAGGACAAAATAAGGAGGTGAACAAAATGTCCCCAAGAACAGGTAGACCACCTGTAAATGGTGAATCAAGAAAGGAAAAGCTCAATATTCGTCTTACAAAAGAAGAAAAAGGACGCATAGACAAATGTGCAGAAGAACTTGGAATTTCAAGAACGGACACCATTATGAAAGGAATCGGTCTAATAGAAGATGAAATAGGCGAAAAATAAGGAACTGGCTCCCTAGGAAAGAAACAGTCCCTTATACAACACCCCCTACAGGGGATATGCAAATTATAACACTGTATATCCCCTGTTTGCAAATAGATTTTTTAACAACAGGAGGATTTTCTATATGAACGAAATCACAATTAACACAGCAAACCGGACACCTATTGAAATCGCACTTGGCATTGATGAAGAGGGAATGACTACTGCAAGAAAGTTATATGCCTTTTTAGAATTGGATTCTAGCAATTATTCAAGATGGTGCAAGAGCAACATTACAGGAAATGAATTTGCAGAGGAAAACGTTGATTATTGGGCATTCGTCATTAATGACGAATGGGGAGGGCAGGCTACTAAGGACTACAAAATTACTGCTCATTTTGCAAAGAAGTTATCGGTAAAAGGTAATAGCGAAAAAGCAGAAGAAGCTAGAGAATATTTTACTAGACTTGAAGAAAAGGTAAAACAACAAGTAATTGATTATTCTAAACTGTCCCCGGAACTGCAAATGTTTAATCAGATTTTTCAACAGGTAGCCAAAACTGAACTGGAACAGAAGAAACTTGCGGAGCGTGCCGACCAACAAGAGAAGAACATGAAAACCATCATTGATACCTTTAAAGGAACGGATTCCGATGTTGGCACAGAGAAGTGGGTAAACAGATGTATTTCAAAGATTGCCGAGAGCGATGATTTCTCTTACTCATTCGGGAATAAATATGCCGCCGCCAGAAACGAAAGCTACCGCAGATTATCGGACAGGGCTGGTTGCCGATTAGATCAGCAACTTAGAAATGCGATTTCCAGAGCCGAGGAAAGAGGATGCACCAAGGCACAGACTAACCAGATTAATAAACTGTCCGTGATTATGCAGAATAAGCGGCTGAAAGAGATTTACGTTAGTGTGATTAAAGAAATGATGATTGCATACAGAGTAGAAATCGCATAATTAGATTTTTACAGGGATACACAGGAGGAAAATAAAATGACAAAGGCTGAATTACAGAAAACAATTGACGAACTGAACGCAGATAACAACGAGTGCTTAGTGCTTCTGGATGAGTATATGTACAGACAGAGAATCATTGAAAATCTTATCAATTTGAAAGACCTGTCAAAATTAAAGGGAATGTATCTCTTTACCAAACAGTTAATCGGGGAAGCGTGATATTATGGCAAATAGAATCCAGTTCAATGACTTTCAAAAGAAGAGCGTGTACGCCAAGTGCAACGGAAAATGTGCGATATGCGGTAAACCTGTCAAATTCAAGAAAATGACAATCGACCACATTACGCCGTTGTCTCGTGGCGGCACCAATGATATTAAGAATCTGCAACTGGCGTGTAAGCGTTGCAACAGCATGAAGAGCAACATGACAATGGATGATATGATGGGGCAGATTTCCGAGATTTTGAAGTATAACCGCAAACAGAAGTTGATTAGAGTGTTGGGAGGAATTGTGGAATGAATTACTATAAGACAGAGATCATTAATCTCGTACAGAATTGCGACAATAGCCACTGGCTAGAAGTGATTTATACGTTTGTAAAAAGATTATTGAAATGATACCATAGTATACTGAATGATACTTTCACCGTATGTTATAATATAAAATCATAATAAGCAAATTTTAAAGCGTTTACCTTTCGGGGTAGGCGCTTTTTTGTTGCCAAAAAATAAATCATAAAGGAGATATGAATTTATGCTGGTAGAAATCGTTGGAAAAAGATACGAAGAGAAACTTATTACAACAAGTCTGAAAGTTGCAGAGGTTTTTGAGAAAGAACATAAGAATGTTCTACAATCAATTGAAAATCTCGTGGCTGATAATTCAGCCGCCAAATTTTTTCAACTTACAACATATAAGAATCGTGGAAAAGAATATCCAATGTACGAAATGGATAGAAACGGTTTTTCCTTGCTTGTAATGGGCTTTACTGGCGAAAAAGCCTTAAAATGGAAAATTAAGTATATTGAAGCCTTCAACCAGATGGAAAGCGAGTTAAAACGCTTATATACAGAACGCCAGCAATGGCAAATTGAACGTGACAAGGGTGTTGTTATTCGGCATATCCTAACAGATACAATTAAGATGAAAATAACGGAAAGTCAGAATAAAAGATTTGCTTATCCAAATTACACAAATTTAATTTATCGCAATTTATTTGGAAAAACAGCAAAAGAGCTTGAAAGTGATTATGGGGTAAAAGCAAAAGAAAATCTTAGAGATTTTTTCACAGGTGATGACTTAGCAAAAGTACAAAATATGGAAATGCTTGTAAGCAGCCTTATTAATTGTGGATGGGGATATCAGCAAATTAAAGAATTTGTTCAAAGAGAAGCAACAAAAATGATTGCATGAGGGTTAGCATATGGCAGAAGCATTTTTAAAAGTGGATGGGGTAGCATTGCCTTGTCCTTCTTCTTTTACATGGGGGTTACAGGATATATCGGCGGCAGAATCTGGCAGAACAGACGATACGACCATGCATAAAAATAGAGTTGGACAGAAACGAAAGCTGTCTGTAGGTTGGAATGGCCCAGATTGGGACACTGCTTGCAAAATTATACAGGCAGTAAATCCAGAGTACATACAGGTCACATATCCAGACTTGCTGTCTGCGAACAAGCACGAAACCAGAACATTTTATGTTGGTGACAGGGAATCACCCTTTAAGTGCTGGTGGATAGGCAATGAGCGCATGGAAGGACTTAAATTTGATTTTATCGAGAGGTAAAATATGCGAAATTTATCAACGGAATTTAAAGAACAACAGAATAGTGGGAACCGTAACTATCTGAAATATGCAGATTTTACCTTTACGGACGGAAGTACATTATCCATTACCGACAAAGACTTATGGTCTAATGGCTTCAAATTTGAGGATGCAGTATCGCAAAGTGGTTCTTTTGATATCGGCGCAGCTATCGTAAATAAGCTGACATTGCAGATCAACAACTTTTCTGGCAAGTACACAGATTACATCTGGGACGGAGCGAGAGTTGTTTGCCATATTGGGCTTGAATTATCTACTGGTATTGAGAAAATCCGTATCTGCACTATGACAGTAACAGATGCCCCATACCAGAACACAGCTATTATCAGCCTAACTTGTGAAGATTCCATGCGATTATTTGATCGTGATTATTCAGAAAGTAAGCTGACTTATCCGGCAACTAGATTACAGATCATCCAGGATGCTTGCGAGGTGTGCGGAGTAACACTACAATCAACAAGATTTGATAACGATGATTTTGTAATCCAGAATCGACCAGATGATAGCAGCATTACTTTCCGACAGGTAATTGCATGGGTAGCACAGATGGGCTGCCAGTGGGCGAAAACAGATGCATACGGCAGATTATGCCTTGACTGGTACAAAAATGAAGTACCGGAAAATTTTTATAATAAGGCAGAAGTTCCATGGAAGGATATTGAAGGGAAAGACATCTTAGATACCACTGGTGCACAGATTATAACTGTTATGCAAAAGGGTATTACAGCCATTGATACGAATGGATTCACACCATGGCTGTACGATATTGAAATAACAGGTGTAAAAGTTACAGAATACGTTGAAAATTCTTCTCAAAATGAAGCGAAAACATATCAGTCGGGGAAATCTGGCTATGTTATCGAAATCAGTGATAATAAGTTGATTCAAGAAGGCTCTGGTGAGAAAATATGCCAGATTATCGCAGACAGGTGCGTGGGACTGAAATTCAGACCGTTTACCACAGGAGCATTGACTAATATAGCATGGGAAGCTGGTGACAGCATTGCAATTTCCGACAGAAATGGGAAACAGTATAAGAGCTTCCTAACTTCTGTTACTTTGAATCCAGGCACATTTGAGCAACTTGAATGCAGTGCTAAAAGCGTATCTAGGAATAAGCAGAAACAATATACCCTTAATCAACAAGTACAGGCAGAAAACAAAAAGAATTTAAGAGATGAACGTACCGCCAGAGAAAAGGCACTGGAAGAATTATCGCAACGACTTGCGGAATCTTCTGGAACATACACGACAGTAGAAACACAGCCGGACGGAAGCAACATCTATTATCTTCATAACAAGCCACAGCTGTCCGATTCTGATATTGTATGGAAAATGACTGCGGAAGCGTGGGCTGTTTCTACAGATGGTGGACAACATTGGAATGGTGGTATGACTGTTGATGGTGATGTAATTGCCAGAATTCTTAATGCTACAGGTGTTAATGCTGACTGGATTAATACGGGAACCATTAAGGCTATTGATAAAGATGGAAACACAACTTTCTTGGTTGATGTAACAACAGGAAGAGTTGTTATTAATGCGGATTCCATACAAATCAAGGGAAAAGATGTTAATGCAATTGCAAAGGAAAAAGCAGAAACAGAAGTAAATAATTTTATAAGCAATACATACACAACTGATATCAATAATTTGCAGTCTCAAATCGACGGACAGATTGAGACTTTTTTTTATGACTATGAACCGACCTTGCAGAATATCCCGGCTTCCGAGTGGACTACCAACGAAGAACGAAAGAAACATGAGGGCGACCTATTTTACTGGAAATCCAGGGGATATGCGTACCGTTTTATGCAAGATGGGGCAACTTGGAAATGGCAATTGGTACAAGATACCGATATCACGTTAGCACTTGCCGCCGCAGAAAAAGCGCAAGATACGGCAGATCATAAGCGCAGAGTATTCGTAGTTCAGCCAGAGCCACCTTATGACATTGGAGACTTATGGACACAAGGCTCTAATGGTGATTTGATGAGATGTAAAGTTGCCAGAGCAAGCGGTTCTTATTCTGCTTCAGATTGGGAAAAGGCTTCAAAATACACAGATGATAGTTCTTTAGATTTATTTATCAATGGCGTTTTTAAAGATTCTCTTAATTCTTTAAAAACACAGATTGATGGAAAAATTGAAACTTGGTATCAGCCAAACGACCCTTCTCTTAAATGGACAAAAACAGAGGAACAACCATGGTGCGATATTGACGGAAACAAGATTCTGGATGAATCCGGGAATGAAATTATCTTGGTATGGGAATCAGAGAAAGCAGAGCATGAAGGTGACCTTTGGCACAATACTTCTGATAACACTCAATGGATTTACAAATCCGGTATTTGGCAACCACAATCCATACCAAATGAGCTGTTAGACAAGATAGATGGGAAGTCATCTGTCTATATGGTTCAGCCAAAACCGCCATATTACGAAGGTGACTTGTGGGTGACAACCAATAGTGAAGGAAAGGCTTCCCTCAAAACATCCACTGTAAATCGTGTTGGCGGAGCGTTTGACGCATCCGATTGGATTGATTTCAAGTATGCAGACAAAGACGATATTAAAAATGCAATTGATAAGTATGATACCAGTCTTGGACAGGATGAAGTGTTCAATAAACTCACAAAAGGCGGCACTGAACAGGGAATCTATATCAAAGATGGAAAAGTATACGTTAATGCAAAATATATTCTGGCTGGACTGCTTGCTGGTGAGAGAATCAATGGTCGAGGACTGAAAGTTATTGATGACGACAATAATGTGACTTTAGAAATCGACAGCAACGGAAATGTTATTCTAGCTCCAAAGACTTTTTCGCTACAAGGAAAGACGGTCGATGAGATTGCTAATAGCTCAGCAAAATCAGCTGTCGATGGACAGACACAAGTCGATATTTTCAGCAAGCTTACCAATGGTGGCAAGGCACAGGGAATTTATTTAGACGAAAACGGAAACATTTATGTAAATGGACAATTTATTAAAGCGTTGAGCATAGCCGCTAATGCTCTAGCAGCTGGTTCTATTACCACAGAAAAATTAGATGCTAAGGCGGTCACGGCTGAAAAAATGTCCTTGAATGAGCTTGCGGCAATTGGAGCCACTATAGGCGGATTTACGATTCAAAACAACAGAATTTATAATAAAAAAAATGGAACCCTACAGATTTCCGTAGGAAATGAATATAACGCTCCATCAATGCTTGCTATGGATGCACAAGGACAATTTATTAAATACAGCGCAAGTGGTATTGCATCCTCTTACGCTAACTCATTAAATTTAACACCACATAATACAACAACAGAAAGTGGCTTTACAGACGGTTCAAAACATTATCTGGGAAGAACACAATTCAATTCAGATGTTAGTATTTTTGGCGATTTTAAGGTTTCTGGAACAAAATCCATAATAGCTGACACTGAAAACTATGGAGAACAGCTATTTTACTGCTACGAGACTCCAACTCCAACTCTGGGAGATTTTGGCGGTGGCGTAATCGGAGATGACGGAATCGCAATCATTATGATTGATGATATATTTCAGGAATCGACCGACACAGGAATCGAGTATTATGTGTTCTTACAGAATGAAGGAGAGGGACAAACATGGATAGCTGAAAAGACAAATACTTATTTCAAGGTAAAAGGAACACCAGGCTTGCATTTTGCGTGGGAGCTGAAAGCAAAGCAGAAAAATAAAGAATTTATACGCTTTAATGCCGGAAAAGAAGATAGGGAAGTTAATTTTAGATTGAACGACATTGAGAATGAAATGTTCTCGGAAAGAGAAAAACTAATTCAAGAAATGGAAGGAGAATTATTATGAGCGTGATTAAAAAGCTTACATCATTTATGAAACTGTCAACAGGAGAGGGCGATAGAATCGCCTTTACCTACTCAACGATTGATACCGAAAGTGGAAAGGTTTTGAGCCAGAACGAGAAAGGAAATTTTCTCATTTTTGACGATGGGCTTTCGGCAAACATTAAGGCAATTGAAGACTATATCAATAAAAATCAGTTGAATTAAAGGAGGACAGCAACATGCCGAAATGGACTGAATACACATCAAAAAATACGTTAGCGGATAATGACGAAGTAATGCTGTATGACGCAACTGCGAGAGCGAATAAGCGCGGATTAATGAGCAAGTTTTGGGATTATGTAGTTGATAAAATGGCAACGGCTGTTATCTCGAAATTAGAGACTAATAACAAGACAATCATCGGGGCAATAAATGCACTAAATGGTGATAAGGTGCCGAAAAAAGTCTTAATTCTTAGTGATGAAGCTAGTGTCAGCACTATACTTAATAGCGTAAGCTCTGGCGATGGTTGTAATTTACTTCCTGTATGGGGAACAATTGGCGGATTGTACAGCGGCTGGGCTTGGGGGATTGTACTCGCTGGGCAAAACAATATAAATTTCATTGGGGTGGAAAACGCTTCGAAAAAATTAGCGGCAGCGCAGTATTCTAATGGTAAATGGGTAAAAATATTATGACAGTGAGCTAAGATAAAAATGGCTTTAATTTAAATTCCATTCTCCCAAGTTCCGGTTGTATTTAAAAGTTACAGTTAAAAATTATAAAATTTTTCTTCTGTACACATCGGAATACCATGAACCAGAGTATATTTGCAATGTATTTTTATCAATAAGTTTGAACTCATCATTAGTGCTACTAATTATTGACCAATAATCAACATAATTTCCAAGTAAACAGTATTGACCGGTTGAGGCGAAAAACTCATAGACGCCAAAACTTAATGCAGATAAATCTACTTGATAGAAGTTTGTTTCTCCGGTATATCCTATTTTTTCAATCTTTGTCTCACTATAGAGTTTATTGGAGAAGTAAGAAAAAAATAACAAAACACTACCAAACATAAAATGAATATGCTATAATCAGCATATCAAAATCGGAACGACAAAAAAGGGAGCTGAGTTCCCGACTACCAATCAAAAAACTCAGCTCCAAGCACCACAAAGGGTACAGTATTATTATAGCACAGTACTCTCCCTTTGTGAACCCAAAAGGAGGGATTTTTATGATGAGAGAACAATTTTCAAATGAATTCACCGCCAAACTTTACGGAAAAGTGTCTGATGAAGTCTTAAAACTTGTCCAGAATGAATTGTTTCTTCACGTACAGGACTATGATATTGAACGTAGGGAAACAGCCATTGGTAAATACAAGGGGTATCTGCCAGAATGTTTTAAGATTTATCTTGTAAGTCGAAAAATTGAGGGACTAAGTAACAAAACAATTGAATTATATCAAATGTATCTGGATGATTTCTTTTCTCGAATGGATAAAGATATTTCTGATATTACTTCAAATGATATTCGAGCATATTTGTATTACACACAGAAGGAACGGAATATTAGCAATCGTACATTGGATAGTCGCAGGTCAGCGCTTCATGCTTTTTTCGAGTGGGCTGCAAATGAGGGGTATATCGGGAAGAATCCTTGCAGAGCAATAAAAGTTATTAAGTATGAGAGAAAAGAACGAGAAGGACTTACGGCTATTGAATTGGAAAAAGTTAGAATGGCCTGAAAAAATATTCGAGAAAAAGCACTTGTAGAGTTTCTTTACAGCACTGGTGCCAGGGTTACGGAAACTTGCACAATTAAGATTTCTGATGTGGACTTTGAAAAAGGAGAAGTATGGTTATTTGGAAAAGGAAGTAAGCACAGGAAATCATACATTACAGCAAAGTGCGCCTTGTATCTTTCCGAATATCTCAATAGCAGAGATGATAAATCCGAATATCTTTTCGTATCGGAAAGAAAGCCACACAATTCTTTAAAGAAAGAAGCTATCGAGAGAGTTATAAGGAATCTCGGGAAACGATCTGATATTGGAAGAGAGTTATTTCCACATTTGTTTAGACATACAGTTGCCACAGATATGATTCAAAAATCAATTCCTGTTACTGATGTCCAGAGAATGCTTGGCCATGTTAGTGTAAATACCACTATGATATACGCAAAAGTAAAAGATGAAGATGTGAAGTATAATCACCGTAAATATATAGGATAAAGAGTTTGTGCTAAAGAGCATTCCATTTGGGGTGCTTTTTATTATGCACTTTTTAACCTCAATAATGAAAGGAGAACATACATGAATATCAATACCTCATTAATCAGCAACAACAACAGTTACGCAGGACAAACACCTCTGTATATTGTTATTCATAATACAGATAATACAGCCAAGACAGCAGACGCTAAGGCACACGCCACTGCACAGCATAACGGCAATTTTAAAGGCTATTCAGCCCACGTATTCGTTGATGATAAGTCAGCATATCAAGCCTTGCCGTATAATCGCGGAGCATGGCATGTTGGGGTAAATTACGGCGGTAAGCTTTTTGGAACTGTAAACAATCACAACTCTATTGGAATTGAAATGTGTATGAATGCCGGATATAACTACGAAAAAGCATTCCATAATACCGTTGATGTGTGTAAGCAGCTTATGAAGAAATACGGAATCCCAGCAAGCCGAGTAGTGCAGCATTACGATGTGTGCGCTAAGAATTGTCCATCCGTTATCCGCGGAAAAGGTGACTGGGATAGATTCAAGAAGCTTATTTCTAGCGAAACCACAACAACATCAACCACAAAACCGACAGCAAAGGTTGACAAGTATTACCGTGTCCGCAAGACCTGGAAGGATTCCAAGAGCCAGATAGGGGCTTACAAGTCACTGGAAAATGCGAAAAAAGCTTGCAAGGCTGGATATACTGTGTTTGATTGGAACGGAAAAGTAGTGTATTCCATGACAGCAAAGAAAAGTGTAGCCCAAGTTGCAAAAGAGGTAATCAACGGCGAATGGGGGAACGGACAGGATAGACGAGACCGTCTGGAATCCGCTGGCTACAATTACGCAGAAGTACAGAAAAAAGTCAATGAATTACTGAAATAATAATACTCCCGGGGTTTTCCCGGGAGCTATTTAAATGTCGTATATTCCTCAAATTCGTTTCTTATTTTTGCATAATCTTTTCTTCTGATCGGCACTGTATTTCCAGAAAACATAAGGAACGAAGTGTTTACTTCTTTTACCTCGTCCATGTTTATTATGTAGCTCTGGTGACACCTCAAAAATCTGGAATCCAGTAATTCTTCAATATCGGATAGTTTACATCGTTCCGTATAAACTATACCGCAAGTGCAGTGGATAATGATGTATTTGTTTCGGCTCTCAATATATTCTATATTTTGAAACTCCACCCGATGAATAAAGTCTTTTCCTTTTATCATAAGAGTGCTTTTGCTGATATGTTCCAGAGCATGATTGAAAGCAGTATACATTCTGCCGTTTTCAGATCCTTTTATAATATAGTGTACCGGGAGTATATCAAGAGCTTCAAAAACATACTCTTTATGGGCTGTCCAGAAAATAATATTTCCGTTATATCCGCTGGATCTCAATTCCTTTGCAACTTCAATTCCGTTTTCTTCTTTTAAAACAATATCCAAAACTACAATGTCATACCATTCGCCATCTGCCACATCATCAATAAGTGGCTGCCCTTTATCATACGGAGTAATCAATGCTTTTACATCACCATTTCGTTTGAGAAAATTATTAATCCGATGCATAAATATATCAATCTGGATTTCGTTATCATCACATATTGCAATTCGCATTCAAATCATCCCTTTTCATGTAAAATTCGCCACCAGAGGTGCTAATTTCGCCATTTCCTGTGTAATTGTATATTTTTTGATACAATGTTATTGTAATACATTAAGATGATAGTGTAAAGGGGATGGATTCATGGAGAAACATAAAAAAATCATAATTGTGTTTATACTGATATTCGTGCATGTGCTCTTGATTCAATATGTTTACTTCTGCCCGGATCGTAGTATTATCTTTGGGAGGAATAAAACTATCGAAACTGGAAAAGCAGAGGTAAAACAGGTTGTTCATGAACGCTATAAATCCCTCGCAGACAAGCATCCAGCCCCTTTATTTCTATCTATTACTATTACGATTTGGAAAAGCAAAAATCACAATATTTACACAAAAAGACTTATAATTCATAGAAAAATCAGAAGAAACCAGCTTGCTAGGAAAGATTTAAGCGGAAATAATTCCATCCCAGTATATGGCTGTGAAAACATGACATAATTTAATAAATAAGAACAAACGTTTGGAATATTGGGAGGGATTTACGTGGATTACAAGAAAGAAATTATTGAGATGATAGAAAAATGCACGAATAATCATTGGATAGAAGTGATTTATGTATTTGTGAAAAAGTTAATTGGATAGTGTAAAAAAAGACAAGGGTTTGCGCATTACCCTTGTCTTTTCTTTTACTTATCAGAAATCATGTCAATTAGTTTTTCCAAGTTGTCCCAACCATCATCATCCAATCTGGCTAACGCAGACACGAGACGATGCCTAAAAGAATCTTCTCCAGATTTCATTACGTCTGCAAGCATGGCAGAAATTTGCTTGTCTTTAATCCCAGGTGTAAACATTTCGCCATTACCAGTACGAATCCATTCTTCGTTGACATCAAATTCCCTACATATAGATTTGATAACTGCATCAGTTGGAGTTCTAAGACCAGTTTCGTAATTAGTAACAGTGTTGCCTTTCACTCCAATTATTTCTCCAAATGCTGTTTGTGTAAGATTTTTTAATTTGCGCACTTGCTTAATCCTATCTTTCATTTTTTTCACCTCCTGATGATAATATATCACAAAAAACTCACAAAGTCAATATTTACTGTTGACATCTAACTCGCAACGTGATATTATAAACTCACGAAGTCAAGGAAGGGGGCGAGCCAAAGTGTTGAATAACTTAAAAAAAGCTCTTGATGATAAAGGAATTACAATCAGAGCGTTTGCAAAGGTTCTTGGTGTTGATGAAAGGACTATTCAGAACAAGATAAAGGGTAAAACACCTTTTACATATCCAGAAGCAGTTCTTTCTAAAAAAGAGCTTTTTCCAGAATATGATCTGGAATATCTGTTTAAAGAAGAATAGCAAAAAACTGACAGGAGTGCTGTCCTATCAGTTCTTGCCTAAATTTGTTTACCTTATGTGTTTTGCAGACTGAACGCACTTGTTCAGTCACATAAGCAGCACCAAATGTTTCTTGAAACACTTCGCCACTTACGCAGTTTTAGTTCTGCGATTGAGTAAAAAAAGATTAGCTGCCCATTAGTTGGCGAATGTAGGAATTTTGTTCAATACGGTGAACGAAATTGCTTAACGTACTTTGGTAACGCAGGTTACTCTGCTTGCGACCTACAATAAGGAACAGGGCAAATTCAAAAGTTGGGTCAAAACAAACAACTCCTTTCATTGCCCATTATTTGGGTATGAAAGAATTTTAACACATAGGAAAAATATTTTCAACACAAAACGGAATTGAAAATCAGATTAAGAAAGGAGTGATAAACACGAACCAGTTAGTGCATATTGGAAATTCAGATATCTCAATAAAAGAGTATAACGGTCAGCGAGTTGTTACATTGAAAGATATTGACATGGTACACGGCAGACCAGACGGAACGGCAAGGAAGAGATTCAACGACAATCGAAATCACTTTATTGAAGGAGAAGATTTCTTCGTTATAACTCAGCCGTCCGAAATTCGGACGCTTGGTTTGGAAAGACCACAAGGCGGCGTCCCAGAAAAAGTTGTCCTTGCCACAGAACAAGGATATCTAATGTTAGTAAAGTCTTTCACAGACGATTTAGCATGGGATGTTCAGAGACAGCTTGTAAATGGGTACTTTAAAACCAAAGAAACTGTAAAAAGGGCATTGTCACCAGAACTTCAAATGTTACAGGGGCTACTTTCACAAATGGTAGAGAAAGAACTTGCCGACAAAGAAAGAGACAGGCAGATTTTAATTGCCAAAGAAACCGCAGATAAAGCTGTTGCAACTACAGAGAACATCAAAGAAGCGGTTAAGCCTGTATTTGATAACTGGCGTTCAGAAATTAATTCTAAATTCAATCGCATACAAAAAGGTGCTGGAGCAGAGTTTAAAATGCTTAGAACAGAAATGTACACAGAATTAGAACGCCGGGCTGGATGTGATCTGAATACAAGATTAAGAAATAAGCGAAAACGCATGGCTGAAAATGGTTGCACCAAAACAGAGATTAATTCACTAAACAAAATGGACGTCATCGATGACGATAAAAAGCTGCGAGAGATTTTCTCCAAAATCGTAACTGAATACGAAATTAAATATTGTGCGTAGAAGAAAGGAAGTGAAATAGATAATGTCAGAAAAAGAAAAAAAAATCGTAGAAAAGCTGAAAGAAGCAATTCCGAAAATGTCAGAGTTTGATAAAGGCTACATTCTAGGGAAAGTGGAAAGTTTTTCTGAAAAAGAGAATGAAGAAGCTGACAAAAAAGAAAGTTCTTAATGGAGGTGGGAAAGTGAATATTCCAAACGAGACTATTGTGAAGTTCAAAAACGGAACAGAGTTACATATGCCTTCTGGTATATACGAAAAAATTTCTTTCGATAAAGATTCAATTATAGAACTTAAGTGGCAAGAAAATGACATGGACTACAAGGTACAGTTTTTCTTTTGTGATGTACTCTATATTGCGAAGACAACACAGAGTACATCTAAAAGTTAAAATGGTCGTTTGACAGAAGAACAATTGTCTACTTTCTTTTTATCCAACTCATTAAGAAAGTAATTCTCATCATGGGAATTGAGAAGTTTGGAAAAATCTGTACGATATTTAAAATATTTTTGACAGATATGAGAATCATCTAAATTCCCTAGAAGCTCAGAACAAAGTTTGGCAACAGCCAAGTCGTGAGCAATTTGAAAGTTTTCCATTATTAACACCTCCTTCCTAAAGGAGATTATATCACAGAGGGTAGAAAAAATATATGTATGATACATATAATGTTCTTTATTCTATTTTGAAAGAACTCCAATCTATTCGCAATATCCTGGAGCAGCCACAAAAACGAGTTTCTAAAAAAGATAAGAAAAGCTTCGAAAAACGCATTATTGATAGACCTATTCTCGAACCTCAAAATTCTATGATGATGGAAAGAAAAGAGACTAACGGAGGCAAGACAAATGAAGTTAAATAGTATTGAGCAAAAAGTAAGAGCACTAATGATAAAAGATAATAGTCTTGATTCATGGATTTACGAAACAGAAGCTGCGTTAAAAAGAGATTTAACCGCAGAAGAAGAAACACGGTATATTAAAGAAACTGCTCATGAATGTATGATGCTAATGATTGACTTAAGTTGTTCATTAGAGGAAGCATATAATACACTGATGAATTAAAACGGAGGTAAGGAAAAATGAAAAAAGACAAACCAAGATGGAAAGATCTTCCGTTCTATGAACGATTTGCAAGGACTTGTAAGCGAAATGGTTCTGCGGATTGGATGGTAGAACACATTAGAGAGCGTGGTAAACAAAAAGAAAAAGAAGCTAAAGAAAAAGAAGCAAGAGAAACGGAGGATAAATAATATGAGTATTACAAAATTGACCGAGTTACTTCCAACCAGTGTTAAATGTGACACTGTAGATTTTAAAGATGTCAATAGTTTTTAAAAAATCATCAAAGCTTTTCAAATTAACACCTCCTTTCCAAAGGAGAGTATAACACAAGAAAGGAGAAGAATGAACGAATTAATACCGATTAATTATGAAGGTGAACAGCCTACGGTATCAGCAAGAGAACTTTATAAGGCACTTGAAGTCAGCAAAAGATTTTCTGCGTGGTTTGAGACAAACTCAAAAGGGTTTGTAGAAAACGAGGATTTTACAAGTGTACTTTCGGGTACGGTTGTAAACAATGGAGCACACAGAGAAATACAAGATTATTTTTTATCAGTAGACATGGCAAAACACATTTGCCTTATGAGTAGAACTGATAAAGGAAGAGAATGCCGGCAATGCCTTATTGATTTGGAGAAAGCCTGGAATACTCCAGAACAGATATTTGCCAGAGCATTAAAGATGGCAGACCAGACCATTGCGAAACTGAAAGATACAAATAAGTCTCTTGTGGAAAAAATCGAAGCCGACAGACCAAAGACAATTTTTGCCGATGCAGTGTCAACCAGTCACACATCAATTCTTATTGGGGATTTGGCAAAACTTATTTGCCAGAACGGTGTCCAGACAGGACAGAAGAGATTGTTCCAGTGGATGCGAGAAAACGGATATCTGATGAAGTCTGGTGCGAGTTACAACATGCCAATGCAGAGATACATTGAACAGGGGCTATTTGAAGTTAAGGAATCCAGTGTTCAGAATCCAGATGGAAGTGTCCGAGTAACGAGAACCACAAAAGTTACTGGAAAAGGGCAACTATATTTTATTAACAAGTTTTTGGGAAATGAAATGGCAAGTTAGGAGAGGAAGAACACAATGAATGTTGAAGAATATTTAAATCAAAAGTTGTCAAGTTATGAGGGACAGAAATATTTAGAGTTCAGAAGAAGAAACGGACAGAAAGCAGATGAACTTTACAAAAAGGTAAAGGATGAAATTGCCGAATGCCATCTGTCCGTTACCGAAGCAAAAGGTTTTTTGGAATTTATGAAGTTGGTCGTTGAAGGAGCTTCATATATTACACCAAAGGAATAACAGTGGTACTAATGGTATTAACACCTAAAGCATCTGTGCTGTCAGTTACATCTTGAATTTCTTTTGCAGTGTGAAGCATTGAAAGAATTTCTTTTGAATACGGATGTTCTTTGCCACAGTTTGGACACGAAATTTTATCCGCACTTATTGCTTCATTCAAGTAGTAGCTACAACGACAGTTACAGGAAACTTTTAATTTGAGAAACATTTTAACACACCTCCTTTCTGAACACATTATAACATTCAGATGGAGAGAATAAAAGAAAATATGGAGGAAAAACAGCATGATTAAAATTAAAAACGAAACCATCAAAATCGAGGGAGTTATGGCAGATCTCTTGGCAGAGTATGCTGTCCTTACAGATTCCCTCAAGAAAGAAATGGTTGAAAACGGGAAATTTAACGAGAAGGAAGCAATTAAAATTCTTAAGGATTTCGCTGAAGTAGGCTTTTTGAGTGATGAGGAACGCAGAGAGAAAGTTATAGAGAAAAATAAGGAATTATCTTTAATTCTTGCAGCTGGAATGTTGAAGGCGGCTTTTGAAATGAGTGGGAAGGAGGATTAACTATGGGAGAAACTAAAAGCACAGATTATATTCCCGAGAACGCCAATGAAGAATATGCACTTCTGGTTGGAAGGTTAAAGGCATTTGAAGCTTGGGCGAATAGCGTGAACGATTATGATTTCACAAAGAAAATGGCATTTAGAATGCTTGGGCTTGATGTAGAAGAATTAAAGGAGAAAAAGAAAGAATGAAATGTTTCAAAGGCTTTGACAAGGACTTAAAGTGTAAAGATTTCCAGTATGAAATTGGAAAAGAATACACAGAAGAAAAAGTAGACATTTGCAATTATGAATTCTATGCTTGCGAATTCCCGATGGATGTATTTAATTATTATCCTCCTTCATATTCCAGATATTGTGAAGTCGATCTTGAAGCGAACGATCAGAAATCACATGATGATAGTAAGAGAGTTGGGAAGAAAATTTCCGTGAAAGCAGAAATTGGAATTGCCGGAATTATTAAAGCTGGCGTTGAACACATCAAAGAGCAAGTTAATTGGGAAGATGATAAGGAAACCAATACCGGAGATCGGTCAGCGGCAACCAATACCGAAGATCGGTCAGCGGCAACCAATATCGGATATCAGTCAGCGGCAACCAATACCGGAGATCGGTCAGCGGCAACCAATACCGGAGATCAGTCAGTGGCAACCAATACCGGAGATCAGTCAGCGGCAACCAATACCGGATATCAGTCAGTGGCAACCAATATCGTATATCAGTCAGCAGCAACCAATACCGGATATCAGTCAGCAGCAATTGTCGAAGGAAAAGAAAGCATTGCGTTAGCTACAGGAATTAAATCAAAAGCTAAAGGAAAAATCGGATGTTTTATTGTTCTGACTGAATGGAAAGAAATAAATTTTGAATATCATCTTGTAGATGTTAAATCAGCAAAAGTAGATGGCGAAAACATTAAAGAAGATACTTTCTATATGTTGAAAGATGGAAAATTTGTAGAAGTAGATTAAGTTGCCCTGGAAGGTGCGGTCACACCAACCAGGACGGTATCTAACTAAGAATGAGTTAGTTAAATACAGGATTATTATAACACAACCTCCTGTATTTGACAAACAAAAATATAACAGGAGGACTTTTTATGCAAAAAAATGGCGGAAATCAGCCACTTTCCAGTGAAATCATTGCTGATCTGGAAGAAAAGCTGATGGCAAGAAATGTAATTATCGCTATTCTGGCAACTGCTCTTGCAGTAACCACATCCAGAAGAAAGTGAGGACAAAATGAAAGAGGTGGTAAAGACAATAGGAGAAATATTTGTAGGGATAGGGATGTTTACAGTAATCTTCTCAATTACATGGATGCTTACATCATTTGATGTTATTGGAGTGTTCTTCGTATCAACCGTCTTATTCTCAATAGTGTTTCTTCCTATTATATTAGGAGCGGAGGAAAAGTAAATGCAAAGATTAAATAAAGTAAGATTATCCGGCAGAGCCGGGAAAATAGTATTCAGCCACGAACATTACGGAAGATACTATTACAAATTCATGCTGACAGTTATTCGAAAAAGCGGTGCAGTAGATATGTTTCCAATCGTTATAGAAGATTCCATTGTACGTGACAATGATTATAACGGAAAAGAAGTTGTGGTAACAGGAGCAATCAGAAGCATGGACACTTCTAAAAATCCAAATAAGCACCACAATGTTAATTATATCGTAGCTGACGAGGTGGAAATCCTGGATGGACAGGTTCCGGAAGGTGATATAAACGAAGTAGAGTTTATTGCCAGAAGTTGCACGAAAGAGCCATATGCAAAACTTACACCAGTAACGCACAGGAAAGTTTCAAATCTTTTCGTGGCAATTCCAAGGGATTATTCGGAAAGAGCGGATTTTATTCGCTGTATTTTATGGGGAAAAGGTGCTGATCTGGCGGTAGAGGTTAAAAGAAATGATTACATTAAAGTAACTGGCAGGTTAATGAGCCGTGATGTTTATGTTAATGGAGAAGAAACGGAAAGTGTATATGAGATTTCCGTAAAAGAAATGGAGAAATTGGAGGATGAAGAATAATAAGAATGAAGTTCAGATATTTGGCGTAATAATGGATATTCAGCCAGGAACATTTTTCAAGGACGGAGAAAAATTCGTAAGATTCTATATTGGTGCAAAGCGTACCAGCGGGAACGTAGATTTACTTCCGGTAATTGTTGAAGAAAAGCAGACGGAAGGCTTAAAGATTGGAAAACACGTCTATGTTAAAGGAAGATACAGTTCTTCAAACAAACATGAAAGTGGAAAGTCACATTTGATTCTTGAAATCAAAGCGGAAACAATCTGGTGTGGAGATGGTGATGGGAGTGCAGAAGGTAAAAACAAAATCATTATGGAAGGTTATCTTTGCAAGCCACCTGTGTACCGTAGAACACCAAGAGGAAAAGAAGTATGTGATTTGATGATTGCTTGCAATGAATATGACTTGCGAAGAACGGATTATATTCCATGTGTGGCATGGTGGAAAGAAGCCAGAGAAGCTGCTAATTTCAAGGTCGGTGATTACGTAAGCATAATCGGAAGAATCCAGAGCCGGATTTATCAGAAAAAATTATCTGGTGATGAAGTAGAGCTTAGAACTGCATATGAGGTATCAATAGGGAGGATAATCGAGCATGAAAGTGGAAGTGAAAAAAATTTTGCTGGAGAATTACAAGAAGTTTCCGAGTAAGTCTGTAGATTTGTTTCCGAGAACAGAGATTTCTGGCAGAAACAGAGAAGGAAAATCCACATTACAGGACGCATATTTGGACGTTCTGACAGGAAAGATGGCAAATGGTACAGAACCTACTTCTATTCGTAGAAAAGAAAATGGTGTGGAAGTGCCAAAGGTTGATGTTGTAAGAGAGCTTACGCTTTCGATTGATGGAAAAGAAAAAGTAATCCGCAAAATCACAAAACAGAAGTGGAGAAAACCGAGAGGACAGTCCGAAGAGGTGTTCGATGGAAATGAAACTTCTTATGAAATTGACGGATTCCCGGCTAAATCAAAGGATTATACCGAGTTCATTCAGTCAATAGCAGAACCTTCAACGCTTCTGATGTGCAGTAATCCAAAACCATTTCTGAACGCATTGCAGAAGTCAACAGCGGAATCCAGAAAGGTACTGGAAAAGATGTCTGGTTTCGATATTGCTCAGTTTATGGAAGAGAATCCACAGTACGCTCATGTGGAAGAAATCACAAAAGGGCATTCCGTAGAGGATACCTTGAAGAAGCTCCGAAAGGAACTGAATGCACAGAAGAAAAAGGTGGATGCCAAAAACACGGAGATTGCATATGAAACCAATCGAAGCGTTGAAGCAGAAGATACTCCCTCCCTAGAATCCAAAAAACAGGAGCTTAATGCGGAGCTTTCCAAACTGGAAGAACAGGAACAGATTCTTGAAGATTCAGCAAAAGGCTATGACAGCCTTTCATATGAAATCCGTGGTTTGAAATCTTCCAGGGACGGTCTGGTTAGCAAGGCAGACAAAGAGCTGAAAGACAAAAAAGCAGTCATTATGAATGTGTATTATGACCTTGCAAAAAATAAAATTGAAAAAGAATCAGTTATTCGAATGTTGGGAATGGAACTGGACAACCACATAAGGGAAGCACAACAAGCAAAAGCTGACTTGGATAGAGCCAGACAGGACTATCCAAGAATCAAAGAAATGGAGTGGGATGATTCTGGACTGAAAGCTATTGAAGCTGAAACATTCAATGATTCTGATACTATTTGCCCGACCTGTGGACAAGAACTGCCAGAAGAACAGATTGCCGAATTGAGAGCTTCCTTTGAAGAAAAAAAGAAAGCCAGAATTGAAGCAGAGTTGAAAGTAAAAGAATCCTTTGAATCGGAGAAGCAGGAAAAGCTTAAATATGTCTGCGACCTTGGAAATACTTCCGCTGCAAAATTAAAGAAAACTAACGAGGAAATCAACAAATTACAGTCGGAAATCAGTGCGGCACAGGATGAAGTTGCTGAACTCACTAAGCAGATTGAGGAAGAACAGTCCAAATTTACGGAGCTTCCAGAATCTGTAGATATGACAAATGATGAAGAATATCTTGCGGTTACAGCGAGAATTGCAGAACTTGAAGAGAAACTGAAATCATTTGATGATGTTCCTGGAAAGAAACAGGAATTAAGAATGCAGATCAGCAATGTTATGAAACAGATTTCCAATGTGGATGCAGATATTAATATTGCACAGGCAGCAGTCACAGAGAAAGAAAAGCGAGTAGCCGAACTGAATGAGGAACTGAAAAGCCTTGGACAGGTACAAGCTGATATTGAAAAGAACATTGATACCGTTCTTAACTTCTCAATCCAGAAGAATAAGGCACTGGCAGAGAAAATCAATCCATTTTTCCAGCATTTCCAGTTTAGTTTTCTTGATTACACGATTGAGGGAAATCCAGTAGAAACTTGCAAAATGATCTGTAATGGAATCGACTACAATAGCGGATTAAATCATTCCGACAAAATTCTTTGCGAGGTTGATTTGCTGAATGGGTTACAGGAAATGAACGGTCTGAATCTTCCGATTTGGATTGATGATTCGGAGAGCATTGACAAAAGCAGAATTCCTGTATTAGACAGGCAGATGATTATTCTGAGAGTGACGGATGGGGATTTGAAAGTAAAAGGAATCTGATAATTAGGAGGGGAAAATGCTAACAGCAACATGGGGAAAACATTTTTTCAAGGCAGATTCCACGTATAGTAAATAAAAAATCGGTGGCATATGAATCCGGGTGAATGCCCGGAAAGCACAACAGGAAAAAATAAAACAGTTAATGAAAGAACAGGAAATTACAATTCAACATAGGACAAATTATTTCATCCTGTTTCATATGCCACTGAGCATATAAATAAAGAAAAGGAGAATTAAAATGACAGAAAACACACAGGTAGCAAATTTTAACACACAGCTTTCCTACTACACAAATCGTTATGTTGATTTAATGGAAAGAGATTTAACTTCAAGAGGAATGGAATTTGATTCCTACTCAAAGGATTGCGTAGTGGCAGCAATGGGATCTATTTTCCAGATGGTGCATGAGAGTGGAGTGAGTTTTGAAGCAATTAATGGCTCTAACCTTAAATTCATTCTGAGCAAAGTAGCAGCGTTAAAACTGAACGCAAACGCACAGCCGAGAGAGTGTTATTTCCAAATCAGAAACGTAAACATAGCGGCGAAAGGGCAGAAACCTCAGTGGGAGAAGAAAATCGAATTTGCGATTGAGGGCGATGGAAATGACGCTCTTGTAAGCAGATATGGTGTCGATGTAGCTAAAGTATTCCCGTACTGGAAAGTCAGAGAAGGTGATAAGTATATCCCACCAAGACATAAAGGTGTGGAAATCACACCGCCAGAATGGGAAGAATCTGGTGTAGGTAAGGTAGTCCGTATCGTATATCCGATTCAGTATAAGGACGGACATATTGAATACCTTTCTTGCGAAAGAGCAGATGTACTGAAGAATCTTGCAGCGCACATCAAGAATAATCTCCAGAATGAAACGTTTGGAATTTGTGCGGACAGATATAAAGCTACAGATGCGCAGAAAGCTCAAATTGAAGCAAAGAAAAAAGAAATCATGAAAAAGGTCTCTGACATTGGAGAACTGGAAGCAATCATTGACTGTGAGGAATTAAGACCGTATATTTCACCGTCTTATTATGAAACACAATCCAGAGAATCAATGATTATTCGTAAGATGCGAAACAACATTATGAAGTCTATTCCTAAGAAATGGGATAATCCGGTGCAGGCTTATGAATATAACATGATGGATGCTACGTACAGGGAAGTGCAGGAAGAAATCAAACAGAATGCCAATGTAGAAGAATTCATTCCACAGCCAGAAGCAATCGAAGAAAAGCCAAAGCAGCCAACCGTAGCCGAAACCGTAAAAACAGAAGAGAAAGAACCAATCCCGGCAGCAGAGCCAGTGGAAACAGAAATTCCGTCATTTATGAGCCAGGAGGAAATGTAGGATGGAAACTTCCACAATTGTGCTTATTATTTTGCTTTCAATAGCACTTTTGGTATGGATAGTATCTTTTATTCGAGAAAATGAATACAATCGAACCAATTTAATTATTCTTTTAAATGTTATTACATATGTGGTACTCATTATAATCCGACTTACAATGTAAAAGGAGAGCCAAAATGAAGCATAAATGTATTAAGACAGCAGTATTAATCACAGGGATTACAGCAATCACAATGTTTAGCGGTTGTTCTTCCTGTAGCAGATCATTAAAATCACTGTCTAGTGATATTGACGGTGGTTTGAACCGTACCGTAACTGTTTACGATTACAACGGCGGTAAAATCAAGTCCTGGTCTGGGAAGTTCGATGTTTCTGAATCTGAAAATGAAGTTTATTTTGATGATTCGGACGGAAAGAGGGTTATTATCCATGGCGGTATTGTAGTGAATGAGGAAAACTAGGAGGGATAATAGTTATGAATGAAATTTTAAAGAAAGCAAAAGAACTGGTTGAACTTTTAGAGAAGCAGGAGAAAAGTGGGAAAATCAAATTATCAGAGTTGAACCCTGGTGATGTATTCCAAACTACAGGTAAAAGAAAATACAAAGTGTTGGAACAGTATGAAAATACCACCAAGATAGTTTCTTTTAACCTTGTAAAAGAAAATGTAAAATTCGGGGATAATGCAGATTATTTAGAGTCTGAATTAAAAGAACTTTGTGACACGGAAATTTTAGCGAATTTTGAAGAGGAATTTGGTGCGGAGAATATTGAAACACATGAAGCAGATCTTATTACGGTCGACGGTCAGAATACAGGCGTTTCGGTGAAATGTAAAATCAGACCTCTTACATTTGATGAAGCAAGAAAATATACGGAATTAACTCCGAACAAAAAACTTAATGACTGGTATTGGACATGTACATCTTGGTCAACAAAAGAACGCGGATGGAATAGCGTTGCCTTTGTTTCTTCCTCGGGTTACGTCGACCACTATAGCTGCATCGGTGTCAACGGTGTTCGCCCAGTTTGTATCTTAAAATCTAATCTCTTTGTATCTAAGGTGGAGGAATAAAAATGAAAAAAGATTTGAAATATTTTGAGTCAGAAATAAAAAGAATTACAGAGGAATTCGAGGATTACAAAAAGAAACACATGGGCACTCCGAAACCCGGGGAAGTGGTTGAAATTTCCGGTATGGAATGGATGATCCTGGACAAGCTTCCAGATGGATATTTTGCAATTTTAAATAGTTTTTATGGTAAAACAAGAATGTTTGATTCAGATTCCAGCAATTGGAAAGAAAGTTCTTTAAGAGAAGAATTAAACACATCATTTTTAGAAAAAATTAATACGCCTTTCGATGGAAATGCAGTTGTTGAATTTGACCGTAACCTGTTGGCATTGGACGGGCAGACTGAATATGGAACTTGTAGAGATAAGATTTCACTCTTAACCGTGGATGAATACAGAAAATACAGGAAATATTTGCCAAATATGGATAAATGGTGGTGGCTTATTACACCATGGAGTACACCTTACAATGATTATTTTAAGAGCGTAGCCGTTGTTTCCTCCTCGGGTTACGTCAACGGCAATGTCTGCACTTTGACTACGGTGTTCGCCCAGTTTGTATCTTTTCCTCTTCAATCTTTGAATCAGGCGAGGATTAATAATGGCAAATGAAGATTTACAGGTGATAATAAAAGCCAAGCAGTTAGCAAAGCACACGCTTATAGTAACCAGTAACGCGAGGAGATATCCTAAGAAATTCAGATTTTCTTTAGTTGATAAAATGCAGAACAAATCGCTCGAAATACACGCTAAGCTCTTTGAAGCCAATCGAACAGATTTGAAAGATTATAAGAGAGAAAGGCTAGAATTACAGACAAAAGCAATTACATATTGTGATGAACTTCTCTTTTATATAGAGCTTTCATACGAGCTTAATATCATTAATTCGGGAAGTATGGAGGCATGGTCGAAAATGGTTACAGATATTAAGCATATGGCGATTGCTTGGAGAACAAAAGACAGAAACAGATGATTTTTATAGGTTATGCGTTGTAGAGCCGTTGTTTCCTCCTCGGGTAACGTCAACAACAATAACTGCAACAATGACAACGGTGTTCGCCCAACCTGTATCACAGGCAGACAGAGTAAGCAGAAAGCTGAAATCCGAATAGATACAAGCAAATGCATAACCTTTCCGCAATGGATAAATATAAAGGAACATAATAAATGGATAAAGAAATTGTGGCAAATTTTGAAAACTTGTATTCATCTTACAAACGAGTTAAGGCAGATAAGAAATTCAATTCCGGCACTGCCAGGTTTTCTATTATGGCGTTGGAAGGAATCCAAACATTGAAGGAACAATTGGAAAATCAAACGTATTCCATAGCACCGTATAATAAATTCAAAATATATGAACCGAAAGAACGCATCATAGAATCGTGTTCTTTCAAAGACAAGACGGTACAGAGATGCTTTTCAGACTACATTCTTACGCCGAAATTAAATAATATTTTTATAAAATGGAACACAGCAGGACAAATCGGAAAAGGTCATTATATGGCAATGGATGGTCTTCGAGATCATATGTTGGAATTTTACAGTAAAAATGGTTTAAATGGCTGGATTGTAAAATGCGATATTCGTAAATATTTTTACAGCATAGATCATGAAATTATGAAAGACGTGGTGGATTACTATTTTGATGATGAATTTACAGTATGGTTAAATCATCTATTTATTGACAGCGCCGAGAATCCAGGACTTCCACTTGGAAATCAAGTTAATCAGAAATACGCTTTACTGTTACTGCATTCGTTGGATCAAATGATAACAATTGAATACGGAATACAGCATTACGGAAGGTATAATGATGATTTCTATGTGATTTGTAAAAGTAAAGAAGAAGCCAGAGAAATACTTGAAGCTATCCGGATTATGACCGAAAGCCTTAAAATACAATTGAATACTAAATCACAGATTGTGCCATTTAGAATGGGATTGTGCTATCTTGGCTTTCATCATTATGTAACTTCTAATGGGGAGTATATTAGAAAACTTCGAGGAGACAAAAAACGAAAAACACAAAAGAAAGTCCGAAAATGGGTTAAGGCTGTAAATGATAGGAAAATGTCAGAATTAGAGTTTCAAGTAAAATATCTCTCATGTAAAGACCATATGCTGCACGGAGATTGCGTCAAATTATGCCACAGTGTGGATTTGGATATCGAAAAAAGAATGAAAGCGAGGTGATAAAAAATGTTCATGCGAGTTGTCAACACAGGGAGTACCCATGGAAACTGCTATTTTCTGAAATCCAACAGCGGAGAAATACTTCTTCTGGATTGCGGATGCAGATACAAAGATATTTTGAAAGCCATTGATTACAGAACAAGTGATGTTTCAGGTGTGCTTCTTACCCATGAACACGGTTGAGCGATCACAGTGAATCATTTAAAAATCTAATGAATTTAGGTATTCAGATTTACACCAATGATGAAACCGTGGAACACCTGAAAATCATCACTGGAGAATTAATGAAAGGCGTTCCAGAGAAAAGACCGTTTCGGGTTGGCTCGTTTACGGTAATACCGTTTTATCTGCCGCATACTACAAGGGATAAGGACACAGGGCAACTTATTCCGTGCTTCAATTATGGCTATATCGTGGAGCATGAAGAAATGGGAAAGCTGTTGTACATGACAGACTTTGAATACTGCAAGTACAATTTCAAGGCAATGCGACTGAACCACTTTGTTATTGAGTGTAACTATTGCAATGAATTGGTTGACAAAACAGCCGAAAATTACGCCCACAGGCTTAAAGGGCATTGTTCCTTAGATACTTGCAAAAGATTAGTAAATACGAACCATACGGCGGCTTTACGGACGGTAACATTAGTGCATTTGAGCAATGAAGCAGCTGACCCGGATCAGATTCTGAAGGAGATAAAAGAATCGGTGGTTTGGGATGATGCACTCGTCCAGATTGCAACACCTGGACTGGAAATTAACTTGGACTTATGTCCGTTTTGAAAGGAGAGAATTAATGAGCGTATTCAGTGTACCAGTAACGATTGGTATTAATGAGGAAGAAATTGCCAAGGAAATCCGTAAAAATGTTGAGGACAGGGTAGTTGAAAAAATTACCAAGGAAATTAAAGAGGTTATTTACGAAAAATTCACATACGGAAGTAGGGATACCAATGAGCCGTTGAAAAGAATGGTTCGTATGCAGATTGGAGAAATCTTGGAAAAGAACGAAAGCGTGATCGTACAGGAAGCGGCAAAAGCCTTGGCAGATAAGATGATTAAAACCAAGGCTGTGAAAGAAGCAATAAAAGAAACTATTGAGAAAGTTAAGGAGGATTAGCTATGGGAAACATGATGAGTTTAAATATCAGTGACGATGTAATAAAAGCAGCAATACAAGAAGAAGTTCATGCTGGAATCGTAAAGGCATTAGGAGACCCATCCGTTATTGTACGTGATGCGATAAAAACAATGACGAATAGGTATGTTAATAAAGAAGGAAAATTTTGCGAAAAAGGGAGTTGGAACGCAAAACCATATTTTGACTGGCTTGCAGAAGATATTGTAAAAACCACAGTAAAGGAAGAAATTGAAAAATATGTAAATGAAAATCGTGAGGAATTTGCAGAAGAGATAAGAAAGCAGTTAAAGAGTGTGGATTTTAAAAAGAATATCACCGCATCTTTCTTGCAGGCTATTGTTAAGTGTACAGAATCTGAATGGAAAATGCCAGTAGCAATTTCGTTTGATAGATTAAAGGAGGTTGATTATTAATGAAAATCTTCTTAAAAACACTTGACAAACTGAAAAAGTCAGAACCTTCCGAACAGGAATGTAAGTACGACAAAGGTTGGAATGATGCAATCAAGAAAGTTGAAGAACTGATTTGTTCATACAGTCCTGCGGATATGTGGATTCCAACAGATGTGAAGTTACCGCCAGAGCCAGATGTGAGAGAAAGCCCAGAAGATAAGATAAAATACAACGTTACCATAAAAGACGCCAAGTTACCAACAACCCTTACATATTTAGGCGGTGGAAGATGGGGCATGGTAGAAAAACACGGAATTGCATATTACCCAGTCATTGCATGGCAACCAATGCCACCAGCATACAAGCCAGGGAGGTAACATCATTGGAAATAACAATTGGAATTGGCACAGATGAAATTAAAGAAATCATCATGGAGCATATCAAAACAAAAGGATTCAATGTAACAGAAGATGATATTTCCTTTGTTATCGGGAAAGAAGAAGTTGTAACAGGGAATGCAAAGAAAATCAAACACGCACTTATTAGATGCGACATTCAGATTGAGAGGTGATAAATTGTGAATATTGTTATTCTTTCTGGAAGATTAACCGCTGATCCAGATATCAGAATGGGAACGAATGATACCAAAATCGCAAGATATATTTTGGCTGTCGAGAGAAGAGTAAAAAAGAATACGGAAAGAAAATCTGACTTTATCACTTGTGTGTGCCTTGGGAAAAATGCAGAATTCGCAGAGAAATATCTTAAAAAAGGCACGAAAGTAAATGTGCGCGGAGAATGGCAGACTGGAAACTATACGAACAAAAATGGTGAAAAAGTTTACTCAAATGATTGTCTTGTTGCAGAACATGAATTTGCAGAAAGAAAGAGCCAGACACCACAAACACAGGAGCCAGATACACGACCAGTACCACCGCCGGAACCTAGTTTCATGGATGTGCCGGATTTAGGCAGTATGGAAGATGAATTTCCATTTAGTTAAGAGAAAACTATGGTAGAAGTTGCTGTTTATGATGCAAAATAACGGACAGGTAGCGTTTGGATAAAAGGAGTGATGAAATGGTACAAACAGGACAGATTATTTATTTTAGCAATCAGAAAATGATGTGCTTTGATGTTGAATCCATTGAGGATATTACTGAACCACCAGAACAAATAGAAACTACATCGGTTTATGACGCAACAAGAACATATGTGCTGGCAATGATGAATCCAACAACTCTTTACGTTACTGGAAAGGAAATTGTAAAACTTGATCCAACAACCATGAAACGCATTGCCAGATATAATCTTGAAGAAGAGAATAAATCTCTTTTAGAAGAAATCGCAGAAAGAAAAAAGGTTATTGATGATCTCGAACAGAAAGAACAGGTTTTGCGTAACAGGTTTAGAAAAGCAATAGCTACATTTAAAGAAATAATGGAAAATGGTTGCTATGATGATGGCGAAGATGAGGATGAAGATGAATGGGAGTGATTAAATGAAATCAGTTTTAGAAACAAAATCTACATACAAAGGTTATCCATATGTAGTCCTGTTTATGCCCGGAGCATACAGATGCGGATATGTTGGAATACCTTACAGCCATAAATTAGCGAAGAAAAGTGTTGATGATTTATATTATCTTGACTGCCATGGTGGAGTTACTTATTCAGAACCATTTCTACACGATTGTGACGATGATGATATATGGTGGATTGGATTTGACTGCGCTCATTGTTTCGATGGTTATGATATTAAGACAGCAGAACATTATTTCGGGGAAGAACCAGACTTCAAAAAATTCTTAAAATAATGGGAGATTACTGGCGAGAATTAAACAAAAATCCAGATTGCAAAATTCACTCACTTGCCTATGTTAAAGATGAATGCAAGAAACTAATTGACCAGATTGAAAAGGGGTGATGCCGGGTGGATTATAAAAAGCTTAGACAGGCAAAAGCCATTAAAGCAACAAACCGAAAAAGACTTCTGAAAATCAATCCGAAGCTTGATGATGAGAGCGGAATATATTTTTTAACCAGAACTGATGAAAACAAAATCCCATACTTTTACATAGGGCAAGCAGTACATATAATTCAGAGGATGTGCTCACACCTTACCGGGTATCAGCACATTGATTTATCAATAAAGAAAAGAGGATTTTACAGTGAAGAGAATCCTTTTGGGTGGAAAATAAATTTTATCCATTATCCAGTTGAACAGCTTGATAAAATGGAACAATACTGGATATTAGAGTATACCAAAAAAGGATATCAATGCAGATATAATAAAACCTCTGGGAGTCAAGGGGAAGGGAAAGAAAAAATAAATGAATTTCGTCCGGCAAAAGGATATAGAGATGGACTTCAACAGGGGAAAATAACCCTTGCAAGAGAACTAAAACACATCATTGATACTCACTTAAACGTATCAATCAGACCAGAAAAAGCAAATAACAAAGTATCTATTAAGGCGTTGGAAAAATTCAACGACTTGCTCAATGAAGAAAATTATCACTGATTCTAACACACCAGTAGTTCTACTGGCTAAATTCCAAAGATAAAAAATAAAAAAATGAAAGGAGCTTGCCTTCAGCTGACGTAAGGGTGCACCGGGCTTCTTTTGAAAATGAAATTAAAGTGTGAAATATATCGTGATTCTATGCAGAACTATAAAAAATACGCAATTCCAAGAGCGCAACTTGTAATTGCTGATGTTCCATACAATGTAGGATGTAATTTCTACGGAAGTAATCCTATGTGGTACACGGGCGGAGACAACAAGAACGGCGAAAGTAAACTTGCTGGTAAAGCAGCATTCAATTCAGATTTCAATTTCAATCTGTATGAATACTTCCATTTTTGTTCAAAAATGTTGAAGAAAGAACCAAAAAAGGCAGGGGTAAGAGGAAGAAGTTCAGACGCACCATGTATGATAGTGTTTTGTTCATTTGAACAAATTCAAACTCTGATCAATGCAGCTGCGAAACATGGCTTTGTTCACTATATACCACTTGTGTTTATTAAAAACTACAGCCCACAGGTGCTTAAAGCAAATATGCGTGTGGTAGGTGCTACAGAATATGCACTTGTATTCTACAGAGATAAACTTCCAAAATTCAGAAATGGAGCGCAAACGGACGAAAACGGAAAGACTATTCGTGGAACTGGAAAGATGGTTTTTAACTGGTTCCAGTGGGAAAAAGACGGAAAGGGCATTCCGAAAATTCATCCAGCGCAGAAACCAGTATCAGTTTTAAAACGACTGATTGAAATATTTACTGACCCTGGGGATGTAGTGATTGACCCTTGCTGTGGAAGTGGCAGCACATTGAGAGCCGCCATGGAACTTGGCAGAAGTGCATACGGATTTGAAATTGACAGAAATTTTTATAGCAGAGCAAAAAACGAAATGCTTGTTTTTGAAAACGATAGCCAAATGAGCATAGGAGATTTTATATAAGGAGCGTGATTGAATGTCAGAAAACACAAACGAATGCGTAATTGAGTGGATTCCAGGAAGAGATTATGTAGGGCTTACTGCTAAAAATGGGAGCGCCTGGAAGAACAGATGTGAGGAATTAGAAAAGAAATTTCCAGATGATGTGAAAATTCTTGCCAGAAATAACGATGGATCTATTTTCGCTCACTTGCCGTATTCCTACATTAAAATCAATCCGCCAAGAAAATATTCCGATGAAGCGAAAGAGAAGGCTGCGGAAAGATTAAATAAAATGCGTGCAGAAAAAAGCAATACTACGGCAGAAGAGCCGTTTTACGTATGAATTACCGTCATAGGAAATATAATGAGGGACAATCTGCCAGAAATGATATTTACAGATTTCTGGTCATGTATTTTGAGAAACACGGATATATGCCTTCTTATGAAGAAATTATGGATGGAACAGACCTTACAAAGTGTACCGTCTAGAGACATATGCGGCAATTGGAGATGGATTCTCTGATTGCCACAGAACATCCGGGAATATCGAGAGCGTACCGTTTGACGGAATACAGATACGGAAGGGAAAAATATGGGAAGCAAATTAAAGATGAAAGCGCCAAAGAAAAATAGGGTGTTGGAATGCGATGATCAAATGTCACAGGCATTCGCCAGAGCCATGCAGAATTCACGTAAAGAGTTGGAAATCATGCAAGATCAAGCCTATAACGATGGCTTCAATACTGGTGACGACTGGGCGAATACAATTAACGCAGTAACAACCATGCTAGCATTACGGAAATTGCATGGCTTTTCCACTAAAAGACTTTTGGACGTAATTAATTGTGCAAATGAGTTTGTAGGACAAGCAAACCGTGGAGAAAGAAGCTTTATGAGCATGATTGAGGAACTGGAATCTGAAACAGATGTAAGAATCCCGGATTTGAATAAAGAATTGGTCAGAAGATTTGGAGTGTAAATATTATGGATTTAGAACAAAAAGCAATTGAGAGAATTCGACTTGTATCTGATCTCTCGTTGAAACATTATGGAAAGCCACTTGTATGTGAGTATTCCGGTGGAAAGGATTCGGATGTACTTCTGAGATTGTTCAGAATATCTGGAATCCCGTTTGAGGTTCATAATTCTCACACCACCGTAGATGCACCGCAGACAGTCAGACATATCAAGAATGTGTTTTCTGAATTGGCAGATAAAGCCATCAAATGCGAGATTGATTATCATTTACAGGAAAACGGAAAGCCACTTACTATGTGGAATCTTATTCCAAAAAAGCTGATGCCACCCACCAGAATTGTTCGGTATTGCTGTTCAGAATTAAAAGAGGGTGGGAATCCAAACAGATTGATTGCGACAGGTGTTAGATGGGCTGAGAGTAGAAAAAGAAGTAGCAGAAGCCCATTTGAGGTGTTAGGGCAGACCGCAAGTAAAAGCATCGGTGTTTCTGATGAGAAAATGCTTATCACTGACAATGATAATACTAGAAGGTTATTTGAAAATTGCCAGATGAAAGCAAAGACAGTAGTTAATCCAATCATTGACTGGACAGATCAAAATATCTGGCAGTTCATTGGTGAGAAAAACATTAAAGTATGCGAGCTATATCAATGCGAATATGATCGGTTAGGCTGTTTGGGTTGTCCACTTGCATCAAAGAAGCAGAGGGAAAAAGAAATGTATGATTTCCCAAAGTACAAGCAAGCCTACATACATTCTTTTGACAGAATGATTAATGAACGCAAGCGGCGTGGGAAAGATACAAAGTGGAGTTGTGGCGAAGAAGTCTATCTATGGTGGATGCAAGACAATAATGTAGTTGGCCAGATGGAGCTATCTGATTTTATTGAGTATTAAAATCATTGAGGACTGCACAATAGCGTGCCAGTTGTTTACATGGGGAAAGTGAGGATGACACAATGACAGAACAGGAAAAGAAGGAACTTTTAGATGAACTAGAAAAACGCATGGACGAGAAATACAAAGGTTGCCTTACCAGAGAAGATGTCGCAACCACATTAAAAGCGCCGAGAGAAAAGTGGTTCAGAGACGAGAACGGAATTGGAAGAGGTTCTCTGATGACGAATGCTTTTGATTCCAGCATTATCTCATGGCAGACCTGGGAAACAATCAGAAAGTTGACTTGTGTTATCTGTGGCAAGCAGTATGTTAGACAGCTTGCAAATGTAGAGAATGCGGATGAAGTTGCAGAGAAACTTTGCCAGTTCGTTTATGATTTGAAGATGGATTTTAAGAAACAGGAGGACATAAATTGTTAATCAGAAGTCAGGATAAAACAGCGCTAGTAAAGTTTGAAAATATTGTAGTGAATCTAAAACTTCCAGAATCATTAAAAGTTATATGTTGGAGCTTACAGGATGCGCAAAGAAACGGAGGATATTTTGTTTTAGGAAAATATTCCACCAAAGAGAAAGCCATGAAAGTACTGGATATGATTCAGGAAGCCTATGTAAATGGACATGCGGATTATCAGATACCAGAGGATAGTGAGGTGGAATAATGAGCAGAGTACGAACCAGATTAGAACAATACAAAGCTGAGATAGAAAAGAAATCACAGTATAAGCATGGGCTTCCAGGGAGTGCGCTGGATATTGTGAATACTCTTCTAGTGGATGCGGAAGAAGATAGAAAAGAAAACAAACAATGGATTCGTCGGCTTCGAGGAAGCATAAACGGTATTAGAGATATTATATGCAATACCGATGAAATAAAAACTGCAACATGCAGAGTTCAAGAGTACATGAAAAATCATGGAAGTGATGAAGAATTTATTCAAAATATCAATCATGATTTTGTTCTTGGATTTATGATTTCTCAAAGAATGATGCATGATGATTTCCAGGTTGTATGGGAAGAATATTTGGAATCAAGCGAGAGGTGGAAGCATGAGCCATATTAAAGACAGATTAATTCAATTGAAGAATGAGGTGGAAAACACAGGGAACGGAGCTTATTTCTCGAAAAATAATATCTCAAAAATTGTAGAATTACTTCTTACTGATCTGGAACAAGATGAGAAAGAAAACGGCTGGATTCCAGTCAGTGAGAGATTGCCGAAGGAAGACGGAAGGTATTTGGTGACGTTTAAGTATGGAATAAAAGTTTGCATGGTAGGATATGGCTCTTGCAAAAGAACTGTACTAGGATGCCCAATTGGACATGGCTGGTATAGCTTGGA